GTTTCCCAGTCACGATCTGGGGCAGAGAGACTAATGGGCATACCTCCTCAATGGAAAGTCGTCGTCAAAGGTGGGCCAAATCGAAGGGGCTGGGAAATTTCCGTGGTCAAGCTGACTAACACTCACGGTCAACGGTCCTACGGTTGGTTTGGCGATGAAAAGATCATGATCGGTTCGTCCGGCGGTCCTTGTGACGACATGGTCTCCGAGTTCGTTTGGAATAAGCTCGTAGGGCTAGCTGAAGAGGTATCGGACAGAATGAATTGGGGTCAGCAAGACTGCATACCGAGGAAAGATTGATGGAAATCCCTGAAGGTTATGAATTCTCTGTCTGGGTCAAGAACGAGGCAGCCCTTGAATTGACGTGCTGGGCCGAAATACAGGCAGCCGAGCACAATGAAGCCGGCTTCCGGCTAGGGACTGTCGGCAACCCAAACCTTGTGTTCATCGGACAACCAGCCGGTTTGATCATCACCACGCTAGGGGAGCCGGACGTTTCGTTCTTCTTTCCTTGGTCATCAATCCACCACACCAAGATGTGGGAAGCCGGAAACAATGACTAACCTCAAATGCCCACTAGGTTCCTGCGAGCCAAACACCCGCTTCCGAATTAAGGACGACAGCACCGGAGACATTTTCACCGTCTGCCGGTTCAACGGCCCCATTGCGCACCTTATCGACAGCCGATGGATCCCGGTCCTCGATGTCGAGAAAGGCGAAGTGCAAATCCTAATGAGTTCAACAATCGTCATTGTTGAGGAATAGGATGCCCGACTAATGGACAACTTAAAGTTAAGTTTCTTAACTCCATTTCGCCTTCGTATTATGTGGTATCTCGATCAAAAAGGACCTACGCATCGAGGACTAATTGCGCAAGATTTATCTCCTCCTGATTCAAGCATGGCGCGGGGTTGTTACGCTAAAGGGAACGGGGCTCGTTTAGTCGGGGCGTGGACGGCTCCTCTGGTTAAACACGGTCTTATTAAAGTGATTGAGGACGGTAACGGTTTTTACCGTGAACACGCTTTGACGGACAAAGGACGTAAAATTCTTAGGGGTCTGTGTGACTAATGGGCAACCAATTAACGATTGAAAGCCTCCAAGTCCTGGAAGCCATATACGAGCATCAGAAACGCAGGCTGGAACGCCGATGACTAAATCCATCTCTTTGTCCGAGGGCTTGCCGGTGAAAGGGAAAGATCATGAGTGACGACGTTAAAATGGTCGACGCGCTGACGATTAGCGAGGATGAGGCAAAACGCCGCTTTGGCGTCAAAATGAATGCTTTCATGAAAGACGTTGCCAAGGCCCAAAAGAAACACAAAATCGAGGCTTTTGCTCTTTGGATGTACCACAACGGCGTTATGCGTCAGTGCAGTATGGGCACCGATGAGATAGGCCGTTGGATTGCCTCTCAGGTCGCCTTGATGATGGCGGACCAGACTCAGGCCATCCTGGAAGATGCCGTCCGTAAGGTGCGAGGGAAGAAGCCGCAGTGACCAAGAAACATAAGCTAGAAAGCCCATGACCGATCTGACCATAACTCGCGAAGCGACCGGCTTCCGAGTCACATCCTCCATTACCCTCTTCGTCAAACCCAATCTGCCGGAAACCATCTACGTGCAAAAGGACGGCATTGACACAATCGATCGTTTCAGCCGGTCGGAGCTGGAACTGTTTTTGGATAGGACCAAGCGATGATGCTTTATCAGATGTCGCCCGCAAATGTCGCCAAATCAATTTCCGACGACAGTGCCAATCGAGCCTGGTTCGCCGAGGTCTTGGTGTTCTGTGAGAAAGAATTCCGGGAGAAGGAAAAATCCCTTCGAGAAGCTGAACTCGCCCAAATCAACGGCTGGCTGACCCCTGCAACACGGGATTTCTTGAACTTTCTCATCAGCCGAGAAACCAAATGATTGATCTTCTATTCGCCAAACACAGTACAATCCCGCCAGACACCACTTTCGGGCTCTCGGAAACCGAGCTCAGAACAAAACTAGCCGAATTGGCCGACGAAGGCTTTTTCCGGGTTTTGGTGTGTAGGTGGGGTGTTCAACTCGCAGTGCAGCATCAAGGCCGTTACGGCACCCTGGATTTAGCAGACGAGATTTTAGACAACGCCGAAAACCCGAACGACTTTGTCCTTTTGAATTTTGAGTACCTCATCAAGAAATACATCAACCCGGAAACGAGACAAAAATGACCGACAGCCGAGCATATTCGGAAGTTAACCCAGTTGTCGGAAGGACAATCAAGGCAAATCTTGCAACGCTCAAGATGTCGTTGACCGCCATAGCCCATCATTTAGGTACAAGTCCTTCAAATCTTAGGTATGTATTAGACGGCGACCGGTGTCTGAGTCCTGAATTAGCTGCGAGATTGCATTGGAAGTTTGATTTGGACACACAACAACTTTTGATCGATCAAGTTTTATTTTCTTACAAGAGAGCCTTAACTAAGGCGCCGAAAAATATTGGCGGTAAATGGGACAGACGAAAAGAGAAAAAAGGATACTTTGACAGATGACCAAACCGCAAATCCCCTCGCTCTATGACTTCGTCCGGGATAATTGGCACCGGGTCTCCAATGAGACGTTTTCCGAAGACCGAGGCTCCTACGCCCTTTGCTCGGAAATCAGTCGCGCCCTAGCCGAACCCAACCCAGCCGGGTATTTCCGCCATAGGCGCTGCGGTAAGACCATCATCGGCTCTGTTCTCCTTCCGATTTGGGTTTGGATGAGGGATCCGGCAGCCGATATTCTGATCGTCCAGCCGGATAAATATTGGCGGAATATCCGCACTCGAACTTTCATCAGGGTCGCCCGTGAAATGGGCATCCCGGTTTCCGGCGTCCTACTCTCATCCCAAGAGAACCCCTTGGGCGGTAGCCGAGTAACCACGGATCCTTATGTGTTCTTGGGCTATGAAGCCGATGTGCTGGTCTTCGATGACGCTTTTATCAGAACCGGCGACAGTCCGATGACCCGTGCCGCCGCTCGCGAGGCGCGAGAGCATTGGCCTTGCAAGCTAAAGCCGAATGGAACCCTGATCGAGTTGGTGAGCTGACGCCGGAGCATAGGCGATGACAGAATTCGACGAAACCTGCTACATCGCGGTCAAAGCCCTGGAGCCCCATGCTTATGGCGTCCCGATTGTGGGGTTCCTGCAAGCTTCTCTCGGAAGAGAGCCGAACATAGGCTTGATGTACGCCGCCTTGGATCGTTTGGAGAAAGGGGGCTACCTGACGTCCGAGCTCAAAGACCGCGGCGACCCAAAACGAAGCGGCGAGCCTTGTCGGTATTTCCAGACCACGGGAAAGCATCTGCCGGAAAGGAGGGCATCTTTTGTCAAGCATGCTTGGGCATAATGGCGGGCCGTCCATGTTGGACACCTATCCGTCCGACGCCAAGCTCCTTCAATATAAAAGTCCGGGGCAAGCCTTCGATGCGTATAGCCGACCCAAAGACGGTGAGACCTTCATCAACCGCAAAACGCGTGATCACATCAACGATCATATGGAGCGGCGGGGGCTTTCTAATACGGCTTGGGAAGGTGGCTATGACGACATACCCTCAGACGGCCATACGATCACAGCTGAAAGTTGGGACTTGCCGGATAAGGCGGAACGGGACAGACTTAAACAGAAGATGATAGAAGAGAATAGCATGTTGGAGGATCAGACACCGTGACACCTGATAACCAGGAAACAGCCTCGAATTCCATGCTGGACGAGAAGATTGGTTCCTCGATGCTGGATGTGGCGTCCGAGGAGCAAAGAGAGCAAATGCTCCAAGAAGCCCGGAACACGATCGAGGATGATCGACGGAATGCCGACTATGGCGGGCCGAAGTTCGTGAACCCCTTTATCGAGCACATGAAATCGTGAGCGACGATATTTATATCATTGACGACCCTTATGAGGAGCCCGAAAACCCCTTCCCGCCGGATTCCAAACTCGGGAAGATCTACCGCCGTGAAGCCGACCGCGAGATCAAGGAAACCGTTCTTCGGTGGTTTCGGAAAATGCTGCCCGAAAGGTTTTCGAAATGAGCATGCTCTCCGAAGGTCCCTCGGGTGTTTTCAAGAATTTTGTCTATGAGAATTTTACCGGTGACATGGATCACCCCGACTATTGGAAGAATCACCCGTCTGATCAAAAACGCGCCCTTGTCTCCAAGATGAATGACGCGCACTCAGACCCGGTCGACGCAGCCGAGGGCGGGCTCACGGAAAGCATGCTTGCCGGTCAAGATCCTGATGATCCACGCTGGAAGAAGATGCGCGAGCTCTCACAAGACTACCGGAAAATTCCTGTACGCGCGCGTAACGACTTTGAGACCGAAGAAGAATGGGAAGCCCACAACCAAGCAAAGGATGCCGATATCGATCAAGCCGATAAAAAGGCCTATGCCAAGGCGTTTGGCTAGAAATTTATCCTTGACAGCTTTCCTATTCTCTCCTATACCAAAGACATAAGCGGTTGTTTCCGAGGCACCGGTGTCCTGGAAACAACCGCTAAAAACAAACACGGAGAGACAGATATGACGCCGACATGGTTCTTCATGATTTTTGCTGTTCTGCATTTTAGTGGTGACCAAGCCCACGGTTATGCAGTTGTGCCGACGATGGATCGCTGCGCCGAGAAGGGATTTGAAATTCAACTAGGCCTCGCCAAGCAAGGGATAGCCATGAGGTTTAAATGCACGGTCACCGATCCCCGGAAGCCGGTCATCGTTGTCCTGCCAATCCAGCCGAAGGGAAAAGCGATATGAGCGCACGTATCACAGTTTATGCAGAGCTTAACGCCAACGACGTTGCTTCGGCATTCGAAGATCTTGATTTTGATGATCAACTAGAAGTTCTTAAGCGCATCGGTCAGCATTTCAAAACACTCGATCATATTGAAGAAGTCGTTTGGCATGCGGCAGCCGACGACTTTGTTCCGATCGAGGGTCTGTATGCCATCGCTAAAGAGTTGAAAGCGAAAGTCGACAGAGATCGGGAACAAGAGATATGAAACGCTTTCAAGTTCAAACCAAGGGCCGGGATGTCATCTGGCATGATGTCATCGGCAAGGCCTTTAAGGACGCAACAGCCGAGCAACGGGCGATTTTGTTGAATTGCCTCGTGAATTTTGCGGGGGTGACGAATCCGAACCCCGCTTCACTCGCCAATTCCATTCAGCCTTATCTCAATGACAACGTGATTGAGTTGATGCGCGAAATCGTCAGGAGCAGAGACGAGATATGACTAAGAAATACTGGCTAAAAAGCCCGGAAAGAGAAGGTGTTGTGATGACCGAAACGGCAACATATGGCGTCATCGCCCGAGGAATGAGCTTTGTTCCTTTTGACCCTCCTCACTTCACGGATTCTCCTCACGTCAACCGGATGAGTTGGGGGATTTCCAGGTTTCAAATTACCTAAGAAGGTGCCCCTATTCCGAGCCACAGGATCGGGCAGCCGGTAAAAATGTTGATCGGTTGCAGGGCCTATTCGGCCGTGATCATGGAGATCCAGACGGAATGTTCTTGGTCGCATGCCGAGGTGATCGGGGAATTCGGTCATCGGTATATTCAAGGCGAGAGATCGACACAAATCGAAGTCTTGATCCTGGAAAAGGATTGGCCGAGCGACAGTTACGCCGACATTGAATTCAAGTGGGAAAACAAAGATGTCTGAAGCCAGAGCGGGCGATTGGGTTCCTGGAAGCCGGTTACAAGGCATTCAACACACCGGGCGCTACCAACCCCCATGAACCGGGTTCGGACTTAGCTGAAGCTTGGGAACAAGGGCTGCGTTACGCGCTACAAGATCACGACGCCCGACAGACCTTTAATCCTTTGGGATAATCTTCGATGGCAAAGCATGACGGACAACAGATTCAACAAGCGATCAACATTCGCCAGTCTTTGAAGGCCCAAGCACGATATGCGGGAGGAAGAGGCGAAGAAGTCCATATAACGACAGAACTCTTTGAGAACGGTCTCCGAGCTCTAGCCGCCTTGGAAAGTGTCGGTCGAACCCTAGAAAGCCTTGATGCTGAGGTTCGAGACCTAAAAGGCCAGGTCAAAGGATACAAGGACGCGATTTCGTCAATGCGCCTGAATGTACATGCCGAACAGGTTAACGTGACCAAGGTCATTCACGTCGACGATGAAGAGGACTATGGCATATGACCCTAATTGAGTTCCTCCAAACCCTTCCAGCCGAGTGGCCGGTTTATGTGGCGCTTCTTTGCGCCGTTGCGATCGTCACCTCGGTCTCGGTGTTCATCATCCGAGTTTGGGTGACCCACTCCCCAAAGCTCCGGGAACTAATCCGAGAAGAACAGATCGAAGTGCTTGGTGATGAGGGGCATCGAAGGAAATGAATGATTTCAAAAATTGGTATAGGCGTATGCCGAAGCCACATCATTACGAATACATGCTCAAGCACAGTCTGTCATTTCGTATCATTATGATCTCTATTTTTGTTCTGGGGTTTGTCCTCGGTTACCTTACTAAAATGGGTTTGTCCTCATGACCATAAAGCCGGAAGACCTAAAAAAGCATCATCTGGATAATATAATTGTTCGTCACGCCAATAAGTTGGGAAATCCTCGCTCCTGGGATCAGTATGACGAAGATTTCAATACACTGCTGAAATTCGCCCGAAAAGTGGTCGTCAATATCGGTTTGGACATAAGTGCGTCTACGACGACATATTTTGAAGCTAATGAGCCGGAATCCGGCCTTCCTGATCTGGATGAGCTGGCCTCATGTTTCGAGCTCCAAATCGGCCAAGCCCTGGACGTGGTTGTTGGCTACTACGTCCCAGCCGAAACCTACATCAAAGTCGCGACGATCGACGACGGTCTTTGTCCTGAATGCTTTGGTATGGGGGATATTGAGGGGGAAGAGTGCCCTCGTTGTGTTGATGCGGGTGAGGCTCAGATGTGGAAAGAGAGCGATTTCAAAAAAGTCTGTAAGGACATGGGCTATGAGCCAAAAACCGGTGATCGAGCTTCTTAAGGGTAACAGTTTGGGTCTGGACCTTAGAAAAGAGCTTCGAGAAATCGAGAGAGAAATTTATGAGGCATTTTTCGTGCCCAGGAGATTATTGATGCCAAGAACCGTTGTTATCAGAACTTGCATTCTCGCCAACACCGCCCCCGGAGAGCGCGTCCGGTTCCCGGCGACCAATGTCGTACTGCGCCGTTGCCAGGATCCCTTGCTCAGCATTGTCCCCCTTAACCCGGACTATCCTTACTCCATTCCCTGTGTGGACGAGAATGATTGGAAGATCACGCTCGTTAAAGAAACCGCTCAAGTCGAGGTGATTGAAGAACAATGAAAACCTGTCCCTTTTGCGATTCAGATAATCTCCATTGGGCTGATGAGGTGTTGCCCGATCTTCATCGACTTCCTCCGTCAGTCGAAAAAGGGACGGAACGACGGTTTGCTATGTATTGTCTTGAGTGCGGCGCCCGAGGACCGGTTGTTGATATCGGGGACGATAGTGGTCAAGGCGGCAACGCCAACCCCATACGCCGAGCCAAAGAACTTTGGAACAAGCGGCCGAAACTGATCCCGATTGTCGACCAAGAACATGGAACCTTGTTTGGCTATCTGCCGGAAAAGATATTCGGCGGACAAGTTCAGCAAAACATGACGCGTTTTTTGTTGCCTCTGTTTCCTCCCTTATCTGATTCAGTGTCGGAATTTCTTTCTTCCCGCGACCCTCACGCGGATCGATTTGACGTGATCGAATGTATTTGGATTGAATCACGGACCGGCGGCTATAAACAACGCCCCGATGCCTATCGAGGCTTCAAAGTCGCGGTAAAAAATCCAGACGCTTTGTTCCGGTACCCGGATTTCAAGACTTGGACCGAAGTTCACGGAGAACCTCATGTTGGATAATTCAGACATTCGACCAGCCGAGAAGTCGATCCGGCTTTTTAAGCACCTATCCGATGTTCTCGCGATGCATCGGCATCAAGCGCCGATGGCCCATCTCAGCCAAGAACAGCAAATTGCTATCCGGGAGACGGTCGGCGAATTCCTGTTGCTGATGCAAGCCAAGGAAGTGTTTGAGATCATGTCCGGTGCGAGCACCTTAGCCGAACATATTCACGAAATCTTGGACGAGGTTCCCGAGCCCATTCCGCCGAGCAAGGATCATGTTGAACTCGTTATAGGTAAACGTGATGGCACCGAGACGGAAGGCTGAGACCTACGAGGGCAAGGTTCACCCGAGATGTGGGACGTCGACCCGGTATAAGGCCACAGGCCGTTGTGTTCGCTGCGAGCGTCTATCCGGCCGCATCAATAAGGCGAACCAAAGAAAGCGGGATCGAGGGGAGCCTGTCGATACAGGGTGTGCGTCCGGCGTAACGCGGATTGAAAAACCAAGCCGGAAGAAGTGGCCGGTTCACACGATTGAGCACGGTGAGCGGGTCTATGTCGACCCGATGGTGTATCTCGATTTAGCAGATGAGGGAAAATATGAGTGAGAGCAGTGACGGAGATGGTTTTGGTTGGGCCTGGTTGATCTGTGCCCTGATCCTCTTGGCGTTGGTGTTCTTCCCTGTGGTCGATCAACCCTATCCCCTGACGCCGGACGAGCCAACCGGCACCGAGGATTATCTCCGGGATTATGATCTTCGTATGAAGGATATGGGATGAAAAAGGGGCCTCGTTTCCGAGACCCTTAATGTGATGACCTCTCCCGGCGGAACCCAGAAGGGGTAGGCACGTCAACTGACAATCACTAACACCTTAATAAACCCGAAAAATTTGTCAAACGTAGAAAATTATCCTTGACAAAATTTATCCTTTACACGACGATCGGAGCGAAAGGAGAAGACTGAATGAAGGTCAAGAGAACGTTTAGCCAAATCCAGCCCAAGAGTTGGATTTTTCACAAAGAACAAAAGCTCTGGGTTGATGAGAATGGTGTCGCCTGGAATGAGGAGGGCGACAAGAAGATACGTGTGGCCAAGGGCGCCGAGGTTGACCTTTTGGTCGAAAACCCTTCGGACACGTTCATTGCGAACGAGCAAGGGATTTCGCGCCAAGCGATCAATGAGCGTCGTTCTGAAGGCTGGTCTCAAGAGGAGATCGAAGCCGGCAAGCGTGGCCGACCGCGTCCGAAGAACTACCGGACACCGATCGCTGAGTATCTCGGCAAGTCAGTCAAAGAGGCAGCCGCAGAACAAGGTGTGACCGGGGCTGAGATCTACCGCCGGTACCACAAAGCGATGAAGACCAAGGAACGCCAAGCCGAGCTCGCCAAACAACAGTAATTAACGGAGACAGATGATCGATGTGGGAAAACCCCAGAACTACTTCAGCAGAACGGCCGACGAATAAGGAAGCCGAAGAAGCCCTAATTGCCGAAGGGCAAATTTCCCCGGAAGACATTAAGAATATGCAGGCGGCGCTCGACCATGTCGGCAATATCGCCAACAACAGTGGCCCAGGTCAATTGGAACGGATGGGCCTGGACCAGGCTAAGCTGAATCTCGTGCATATGCATGCCGGCAACGCGTTCAATTTTCTCTATGAGATGAAGAAGGCTCGTCAAGAGCTCCAAGACGCCAAGGAAGAGCATGGTCGGGTCTTGGAAGCGGTTCGAACGGATCTTTTAGAACGTATCGCTCAAGCTCAGAAAGAAGCCGTCGACGCCAATGCGGTGAACGTCAAGCTCCAAGAAGAAATCAATCAACTCAAGCTGACGCTTGCGACCCAAGTCGGCATAGGTAACGGCCTTCAACTTGGCATGCATGCCTTGGGTAAGGGTATCACTGAAGGCATGATCCCGCCTCAATCAACTGGCCTGTCACTCAATCAATTGATAGGGGGCGGCAAAAAATGATGACTGTTGCTCAGTTGATTTCCAAGATTAACCAAAATTGCCCGCCGGGATGTCAGGACAAGGTTGTGGTGTCCGACGATATTTGTGGGACGGTCGGTCCTTTGGTGAATGTCCGCTATCGCCATGAGAGCGGCAAGATGATTTTGGATCTCGTCTATGGAGGCGACGAGAAATGAAGAATGCCGATTTGATCGATGCCCTTAGCCAATATGGGCCTGATACTGAAGTCGGTGTTGTACGTTCGGGCCTTAATTTCACACCAATGCTCAGTGTTGGTGTCCGAACCCAGAACCCCGACGACCCGTTGAAGGTCGACCGGTTCAATGGTGAGACTAAGGAAGGCAGTTCGGTGATCGAGTTGACTTTTATGTCAACTTTGGAAGCCTCTCGAAGTGTCAGGAAAAAGCAATGAAGCCTCTCGATAAAGCAACTGTTTTAGGGATGCTGGATAAGGTTTCTGATGACGAGCCGGTGTTTCTCCTTCGTGCGCAAGATGAATATTCTTTTCAGGCTTTGGTAGCTTGGTTGGCGGGATTTCCCACGATTGACATCGGCCGGAATACGAAAATTCTCAATCCATGGAGATCTTGGCAAAATCAAAACAAGACTAAGGCTCCAGATTGAAAGCCCTTCGCCACAGCCTTCACTTGCTTGTGATCGGGATAATCGGTTTCACCCTGTACGGGATATATGAATTTCAGTTCGAAGCCGGGATCATATACAGTATGGTACTGTTCTTGGTGATTTTGAACTATCTGACCGATTATCCCATTTGGTCTAAACCGAAGTGGCTCAACTTTAAGAAGAAAAAGAAACTCACAAAAGTCGATTCCTTGATGGAACATACGGTGAATTCTGACGACTGGTTAGACGAAAAATACAGGTGAGGATATGCACAAAATATGGGACAAATACCCAAAAGACCATCTGATCGTGCAAATCAAAGAGGCGACGCCGGACACTTGGCAGCCTTTGCCCAGGCCTTCTCATGAGATCTTGAAACAGCATAACACCTTGCCACGCCGTAGATTTAGTGCGATATCCGGGTCAAGGATAATTTTCGCTGGTGTATTAGTTTTAGCTCTCGGGCTAAGCTTCGGCGCTGGCATGGCCACACAAATTAACTTTGGACCGGAAGAAGCGTATGGACGAGAATCAATTGAGAAAGGTGTTGGGAGCGGCATCGGGGGCTTGGGAAGCTGGTACGGCGAACTTGATTCACGGAGTAGCGCGTGCCTCCGTCGAGGCCTTCAAGGAGACCTTGCCGAGCGAAGAGCCCGACATCCCGTCTCCGACCCCGCTACCCACGCCTACATCCTTCAGGGTTTTTGACCAGATGCGCTACGCCGGGAAACCCCCGGCTGCCGAGCTAGGAGCAAGGAAAGCCAAGATCCTCTACCAAGGCGCCTTTGATATTGATGACGACGGCAAGCTTCCGCCGGAACGCCACATCAAGCAGCTAGCCCGCAATAACCCTGATGATGTCATTGTTCTCGACATCGAGCACCCGGCTTGGCTGAACAAGAATGACTGGTCATTCACTGGAATTGGCGTCAATCGCTACGAGACGATTACCCGTTGGTGGGGCCTCTACGCCGCCGCATCACAGCTCTTCGGTCTCTATGGTGTGACGACGGCGCGCAACGTCCTTGATGCCGTGGCTGGACCAGGACAACGCCGTTGGGATTGGTGGCAGGGTGTCAATAACCAGGCCGCGAAGATTGTCCCTAATGTGCCGGCCCTCTTCCCGTCTGGCTATTTATTTTATGATGACGCCGAGAAAAACGATCGGTACCTCAAACATAACGTTGCCGAGGCAAGGCGCACCGGTGGTGATCGGCCGGTCTATGTTTATGTCTGGCCACAGGGCCATAGCTCGGCGATTGACGGTAGCATTAAGAACCAGCCTATTCCCCCGAAGCTTTGGAGAGCATGTCTTGAGTCAGTCGCAAAGTACGCGGACGGATGTGTCATTTGGACAAAGTCGTCACAGACCAAACGCCTGCCTTGGTCAAGTGTCGCAGGCGCCGGTAAAAACACATGGTGGACTGAAACCGAAAGGTTCATTCGGTCAATTGCCTGATATCGGCTTGGACTCCAGCGATGCATTCGTTTTGACCATTATATGCACCGTTGGTTTCGTATGCGGCGTTAAGGTTCTTCAGGCGGCGTTCTTTTGATCTGTTAACCTCTTGAAATTCAATTGATTAGATCTACACATTATCTGGGTATTATACGCCCGGATAGTGTGAGATCGCATGCCTTGTTGCCATTTCTTCAACTGTAACGAGACTGAAGGCGTCCATCCCTATCATATCGTGCATGATCTCTATGTAATGCTGTGTCCCGGCCATGCCAGCCTTGCTTTAAGCGCGAGAAAATCTACAGTAGCATTGATCGAGTTTCTCGTGGCTTTGAAAGGCAATGACCCGGAATACCGTCAAGCCATGCGGAACTTTGTCATTGCGGAGACTATGCGGGTTATTGATGGGCGATGAGTGAAGAAGCAGCCGATATTGCGTATCTCTGGGACTCAGACGCCAATGACTTGGTTGGACTTGACGCTGTTAAGCGAGCCGAGTTCCTAGGCTTTGTCGAAGAGTTGGGGATGGTAGAGCCGGCCGGCGCCATGGTCGGGCTAACTATCGCTGATATCCAGAACGCTATGGAGGGCGATAGTCGGCTTCAGACGGATATTCTTTTGGCGGTCGGTCGCTATAAAGCGAACTTCCTACGCCGGATGAATCATCTCGCCTTCGAGGGGTCCGAGAAAATGGTGGTTGGCGGCAAAGATCGCAATATTCCGATCGGTGTGGATGTTATCCCAAACGACGCCGCCTTGAAGCTCTTGGCGCAGATGAAGTTCGGCGATGACTTGGCAATCGTCACTCGGCAGCGCATTGAAGCTGAAATGAAGCCCTCGGGCTCTGATCAAGTTCAAGCCGATTTCTCGCAGCTTACAGGCGATGAGCGCAAAGATATGGCTCGTTTGATGAAGAAGGCACAGAAACAGAAGAAGTTGATGAAGGAGGTAAAACCAGATGGCGAATGATAGGCACCAACAGTTTGTGACTAAATACTTTCAGTACGGTCACTTGCCGGATCATCTTCAGGGGACATCACGGATGTTTCATGAAGTGGCTGTCCAGTTGCTGGATATGTATGCTTATGACGACGCCGAGTTGATGGTTGCTTTTCGTAAGCTCCTGGAAGCCAAGGACTGTGCTGTTCGGGCGGCGTTGCCGTAAGGCATGTAGAGAAATGAGCAGCCGCGTTATCGGAGCCTTAATCGGTATTTGGTCATATTTGCAAAGATACCGAAATGAGCTGTGTGTCGAAGGACAGACTAAGAATGTTCTACGGTATGCATTTAAAAGAGCTTGGTTAAATGTTCTAAGAAGAAATAAAGATGATCTTCACCCAGATCATAGAGAACAACTAGAGAGACAAAATAGTGCAAGAGAAGTGTACCAAAAAGAAACAGTAACTTATTCGGGAGAAACTATTCATCCGCCCACTATAAGCCATGGCCCTAAAGAGTGAAACGCCGAGCCCCTCTTAACATCGACAAGGCTCTCTGTGAGCTGGAGCTCCGCTCCTTCGTCAATCAGATGTGGCCTGTTTTGGAGCCGGGGCGAACCTTCACTAACGGTATGCCAGTCGATGCTGTTTGTGAGCACTTGGAGGCGGTTGCTGAAGGCCAGATAAAACGTCTGGTCATCAACATCCCGCCGGGTTGCACCAAGTCGATGCTGACCAATGTGTTTTGGCCGTGTTGGATATGGGGGCCCCGGCGAAGACCTTCTGCACGGTTCTTGTCAATCGCCTACAACGCCGGTTTGACGGTGAGAGACAACCGCAGATCTAGAACCCTATTGGAGTCACATGAATATAAACAACTTTGGCCCCATGTTAGTCTCAATCCTCACGAACAAAACGTACAGAAGTTTTCAAATCTACAACAAGGCTTCCGAATGGCGTCGTCCACAGGCGGGCGAGTCATGGGTGAGCGCGCCGATATTGTTATTATTGATGACCCAAATGACACGGCCAAGGTCGAATCAGAACAAGCGATCGAGAGCGCTCTCCAATTTTTCACAGAAGTGCTCCCCACGCGCATTAATGATCCCAAAGAAAGCTGCATGGTCGTCATTATGCAAAGGGTCCACTCGCGGGATATTTCCGGTTTCATCCTTAGCCAAGAGCTTGGTTGGGATCACCTTTGCCTTCCCATGTGGTACGAGAAGGATAGGCATTGTGTCACGTCGATAGGGTTTGAAGACTGGCGCCGAGAAGAAGGGGAACTCTTATGGCCGGAACGGTTCGATGAGACATCTCTCGCACGGGATGTCAAAATCATGCGCGCCTGGGGCGGCGACTTCGCTATCGCTGGACAAATGCAACAGCGTCCAGTTGGTCGTGAAGGCGGCATGTTCAAGAAGAAATACTTTGAAATTGTCGACGTTGTCCCGCCTGGGGGCCGTATCGTTAGGGGTTGGGATCTTGCCGCTACGTCGAAAGCTCAAAATCCTAGAGCGGCGTTTACGACCGGTGTTAAGGCGAAAATTGTCGGTGGGGTCTTATACATTCTTGATGTGGTACGAACCCGAAAAGAACCGGCCCAGGTCGAGGAATTCGTTTACCAGTGCGCTTTAGCTGATGGCCGGAAAGTTACGCAAGACATACCTCAAGATCCGGGCCAATCAGGCAAAACACAAAAAGTCGCGTATGGAAAAAGGCTCGAAGGCTTCGACGTCCGCTTCAGCCCGGAAACCGGCGACAAGACCAACAGAGCCATTCCCTTGTCAGCAAAGGGAGAACTTGGTCTAATAAAACTCGCTCGCGGGATGTGGAATGAAGACTTTTTGTCTGAAATCACTATGTTTCCACGGGGAGATTACAAGGATCAGGTCGATGCTCTTAGCCGTTGCTATGGGCGCTTGCTTGTGCAACCTGTCCCCAAAGTACCAGCCAAACCGATATTGGTGACAGCTCATGGCGACACTGCTAGCCCCTCGCAAGGATCCTTCCGACCGCCGGTTGGTGAATCAACACGGGGTGCCGATACCCCAGCGAATTAGAGAGACCAATGTTGCTCGGACCCGAGGCGGTGCTGGGTTTTCGGTTCATGGCGGTTATCTCGATGAGAAAGAGACGTCTGGCTCTCTTACCGGCCGGGAACGCTTCCGCACTTATTCTCAAATCCTTGCCGATACGACCATCGTCGCTTCCGGTGTCCGGTACTTCTTGAACCTTGCCGCCAAGACACCTTGGAAGGCGAGGCCGGCGAACGATACCCCTGAAGCCAAGGAAATGGCTGAGTTCGTCGAGAAGATGTTTAAGGAGATGAAGACCCCGATGCACCGGGTCGTTCGTCAAGCAGCGATGCACCGCATGTACGGCTTCGCCACCATGGAGTGGACAGCCGAAAGGATGGACGATGAACGAGGAAGTTACCGGGTCTCGCACATCGAGAACCGCCCGCAATGGACGATCGAGCAGTGGGACACAGATTTCTCAGGCCGAGTTCTTGGCGTTATCCAGTGGCCTATCCAACAACCTAGTCTCCGAATCTATCTTCCTAGAAACAAACTCGTCTACCTCTGTGATAACTCATTCACGGATGATCCGAGAGGTTTGGGCATTCTTCGACACGTCGTCCGTCCGGTCAAACAACTTAGAGACTACGAGCGCTTAGAGCATATCGGCTTCGCGACCGATATGAAGGGTATTCCGGTTGCCAAGGCCCCGCTTGCGGAAATTCAGGCCGCACAGGACAATGGCGATCTTGAAGAGGCAGACGCCTTGGAGATCACCAAACCTCTCCGGGACTTCATCACCAATCATATCCGGGGCACGGACACCGGTATCCTCTTAGATAGTTCTGTTTACGCCGGGAGTGGTGAAGATGAGACCCCAATCAAAGCCGAAAAGTTCTCGATTGAGCTCTTGTCCGGTGGCTCCTATGGCCACAAGGAAATTGCTGAAGCCATTGAGCGTATCAACCGGGAGATCGCCCGAGTTCTGGGAGTCGAACAATTACTCTTGGGCGCGGATAGTGCCGGTTCTCTCGCCCTCTCGCGTGATAAAAGCCAAGCGTTTTTCATGGTGGTTAACGCAGCGCTGAGCGAAATCAAGTCCGCCCTTATCGCTGATATCCTCATGCCGATATGGGCGCTGAATAATTTCGACCCGGAGCTGATGCCCCAACTTGACTTTGAGAGCGTTGAGTTCAAAGACCCTGAACAGATCTCGAAAGTCATCAAAGACCTTGCGACGTCCGGTGTTCCGATTGAAACCGAAGATCCCCTTGTCACGGAGTTGCTGGCGGTTGTCGGTCTGTCGCCGCTTGATCTTGCGTTGCGTGACGAGAAGATGGAAATCCGTATCCAAATGGCTCGTCTCGGTCTTGATGAGAATGGTCTTCCGCTTCCAGGCGGCAATCCTTTCATGCAGCAAGCCGGTCCTAGCGGGGGCTCTTCTAGTGAGTCTAGTCCTGGTCAACTCTCAGGTAATCTTGCTGGCGTTGATCCTGGGGGTAGCGCTGATGACGCTCTTCGCGCCTTGCAAGGAAGACGAGCGGCTAGAAGCAATCAAGCGCGCCCTCAAAGACCAACCAATGTCCCGAGGTAAGACCGATGGCCCTAACTAGCCCTGTTGTTGTCGGAAGCGTTAACATACAGGGGAACGATTACCCCATATTCGGAACGCAGGACCGGGCGACCGAGTACCATACCGGCGCGCTCTCCGGGGCGACGTTCACGGGTGCTGACTTCACGGTTCAACAGCAAGCCTTGGCGACCGCGTACCGGCAACTGGATCGCCAGAATTGGCGTGATGGTTTCCCTGTTCAGGCCGATCTTACCGTGCCCTTGGATATCGAGTTCGCCAGCTATGAGCTTGCGGCTGTTTTGATCGCTGATCCCACGACGTTCAATCAACGGAACACGGGCTCTAATCAAAAGCGCCTTCGAGCCGGATCCGTTGAAATCGAGTTCTTCAGCCGAACAGACCGGAGCACGGGTATTGGTGGCGCTGGCATCTTCCCACCCCAAGTCCTTGACCTGATCAAGCAATATCTGGCATCTCAGGTTTCAATTATCACACCTACGGTCGGGGGAACCGCGAACCAGTCGAATGTTCTGGATGTCGATCAGTTCGGGATAACAGAACCCCTTTAAGGCGATGCGACGATGGCAACGGTCTTTGTTGATAGTAACGCTACCGGAGCAAATGACGGGACGTCGTTCGCTGATGCCTTTACGTCTCTAACATCCTATACGCCGGTTGCAGGCGACGTTGTCTGTATTGCCAGTAATCATGTCGACACGACGGCAACGAATTTCGGTCCTGATGCAAATACAGCCGGGGTTGTTACTTATATAAGTGTCAATAGTGGCACAGAAGTATTTGAGACGGGTGCGGATTTTTCTGCAAACGTTAATATGAATTTTGATAATGCTCATCTCTATGGGTTGACATTAGCTGCCAATGCTAATCGGGACTTTGATGTTTCGAATGATCGGCATGCTTACTTCTATCGATGCACGCTCTCCATGGACCGGTTCGTCATTACCGGCAAAGTGCTGTTGGAAGATTGCACCACGACAGTTCGAAACGCTCAGGCTCTCTTCACCCAAAGCGATTTGTTCGAGGTTCGGGGCGGATCTATCACGGCCACGGCTACCGGTGCGGGGTCGGCTCTTGGCCAAGTCAATGATGGTGAGATGCTCTTGAATGGTGTCGATCTAAGTGCGGTCGACAATGAGAGTCTCGTGATAACCACCAACCTTGCTAGGCGCGTTCGGTTCAAATGCTATGGGTGTGAGCTCCCGGTTGGGATCGACATCCGGCAAGCCGGTGACGGCAATTTAGAGACCCTGGTCGTAAACAGCACCGATGGAACGTTGACCGATCCCACGCTGACCTATTCCTATGAAGATGATAACGGCCGGTGTGTTCATGACACAGCTGTGACCCGCACCGACGGTGCGAGTGATGGCACGACGTCTTACACGATGCGGTTGACGGCCCTCGCTAACCAGACCTTGAAGTCGGTGAAGCCCGCTATTCATGGGTTCGAGCCGATCAGTGTGTTCGTCCCTGCGACCGCGACCGAAGTCACGCTCTTCGTGGCTCATAATGGTGTCGGCAGTGGGGCAGCCGGTGCCCTTCAAAATGATGAGTGCTGGATTTCCTATCTCGGTCCCTCGCAAGCGGCGACCGCGACAGCTGCCCTTCAATACCTAACCAGTAAAGCCGAGTTCGGCGTTACCCCAACCGATCTTCCGACTGACGCATCGGTCTGGTCCGGCACCGGTGTCGGTACCGTTCAACGGATTGATCTTGCCATCGACCCAACTGAAGACGGTTACGCCCAAATCTTCGTCTATCTGGCAACGGGGGCTGTTGCTGACGTCGTCATGCACTTCGACCCAAAACTAGATGTGACCTAGGGCCATGACGCGTGAAGCCTTCAGTTTTGGCGGACTCGTCAATGAAACAGGTGAACGGCAGTCATTTTCGTTTGGTGGTCTCCTTAATGAGACGATTGTTCAGGACACCGGCTTATCGGGATCCAGTGACTCTATCTCGGGGTCACAAGCCGACCTTACTCGTGGTCTAAATCTATCGGGTTCGGCTGCTTCGGTATCGAGCTCACAGGCTAATCTCTCACAGACGATCAATCTTTCGGGCTCGGCGGACAGTGTTTCCGGTTCCCAGGCTGAGCTTGCATCAGGAATCAATCTTTCCGGCTCAGCTGATAGTGTCTCTGGATCACAAGCCGATCTTACCCAAGGGATCAATCTTTCTGGCACCGCCGCCAGTCTGTCCGGTTCACAAGCGAACCTTGTCCTAGGCATTGATCTATCCGGCTCAGCTGATGCTGTCTCCGGGTCGCAGGCTGACCTTGAGCATGAGATCCGGCTATCGGGTTCCATCGACAGCGTGTCCGCTCTTACGGGATCGCTCCAAGGTGCCGTTGATCTTTCCGGTTCTAGTGACTCGGTCTCTGCTCTTACGGGCTCGCTCCAAGGCGACGTGCAGCTGTCCGGCTCTGCCGATAGTGTGTCCGGTTCCCAGGCCGATCTTGAGCACGAGATCCGGCTATCTGGTTCCGCTGACGCTGTTTCCGGGTCGCAAGCGAACCTTGATCGAACCATCGGTCTTTCGGGAACAGCCGCGTCTCTCTCCGGTTCCTTGGCAAATCTCACCCAAGGCATCAATCTCTCGGGCATTGCCGCCGCTGTCTCCGGGTCACAGGCGACCTTGCAAGGCGACATCAATCTCTCTGGTTCAGCCGATAGTATTTCAGGGTCACAGGCCAATCTCCAGCGCGGTATTAATCTTTCTGGGCAAAGCAATTCTCTCTCCGGTTCCTTGGCTGATCTCCTTACCGGAAAGAATTTAAGCGGTGTCTCTGCGTCTCTCTCCGGTTCTCTTGCATCACTGTCCTTGCAGATTAACTTGCAAGGCTCTATTGATTCACAGTCAGTCTTAAGTGGAACTCTGGAGGGGGTTGCACAGACTGTTGACGACTTCGAGGTTGCTTTTGACGCCGATCGGTTTGTTCCAGCCTTTGACCCGAATCAGTTCGTGGTCTCGTTTGAGGACTAGACGTGGCTAACTTTTGCCCAACAGTACAGGACATTTGCCTAACCCGAGGCGATAGCCCTGTAATGTTCTTCACTGTTCGGGACACCGATAACGCGGTTGTGGACATCACGGGCTATACGTTCCGTATGACGGTGGACCCAAGTCCGTCTCCCGCAAATGCTGACAACAATTTGTTTACGGTGGATGGTGTTGTTGTCGACGGTCCCAATGGTCGGGTAAGTCTTCAGCCGTCTACCTTAAATACAAACCAAACACCTCGGACGTATTTCTACGATATCCAAATGACTACAACCACACCATCCGTTCGAACGATCTTTGCCGGAAAGTTCGAGATTAGACAGGACATCACGAAGACTTAGGAGGTATGTGATGAGCTTTACACAACGAACCGCTGCGGCACTGCTCAATTCTTTGCTCAGCAATACGTCAGATTTCGGGGCTTTGGCCTCGGCGCCTTCGATCCATGTCGGTCTGAGCACGTCAACACCGGCTGAAGATGGCACGAATGTCACTGAGCCTGTTGGTAATAACTATGCTCGCGTGGCTGTTCCGGGTCCGGCTAATTGGGACGCGGCTACCGACGCCGATCCATCAGTCGCCGATAACACGAACGTCATCACCTTCCCCACACCATCTGGTTCTTGGGGCACGGTGACTCATTTCGTGATCTTCGATGCGTTGACCCTAGGTAATGTGATCGCCTCGGGCGCCTTGACCACATCTCGGGCGATCAACAACGGCGATAGTGTGAACTTCCAAGCCGGTGAGCTGGATATCACACTCGACTGATGGGCAATAATCTTTTTGGTGCCAATATCGCGGGGCAAATAGCTCGGGCTCTTGGTTCGAGCTTGCTTCCGGGCACCTTAACGAAGAAAACCCAGGGCACCCGCGACCCGAACAACCTTGCAGCCGGCCGTCAAGGCACGCCGACGACCCACACATTTCGCGGTATTCGTCAAGGAATGGATGCTCTTCGTAAGGATACAATTGTACCTGATGCCTCGGACTCAGTGCTTATCCTAGGAGACACTATCACACCAAGTGCAACTCCTGTTGTTGGTGATAGGATTACAATAGAAAGTATTAACTTTACTATTGTTTCAGTCGATAGGGACCCTGACGCAGCTGCCTATACCTGCCAAGTCAAATAAAGCCTCTTAGTTGTTCAGTTGACTAGCGGTTTAAAGGTCTGTTAGATCTACGCTGATATCTACGGAGTTTTAGCGTGGAAGAGAAGCGCGCGTACACGGCGTTCACCAAGGTCGATGATGAACTTGGTCTCGTGATGGGGTTTGCAATCGTCTGTACTATCGACGGTGAACCGTATTTCGACACTCAAGATGATCATATTCCTGAGGACTCAATGCTCAAGGCCGCTACTGACTTCATGGTCAATAGTCGCAAAGCATTGGAGATGCATGCGGGGGATCAAATTGGAGACATTGTCTTTGCCTTTCCTTTGACCTCGGACATTGCCAAGGCTTTTGACCTTGAGACTAAGACCACAGGCCTAATGATCGCCATGAAACCGGACAGTGAAGAGACCTTGAACAAGTTCAAGTCAGGCGAGTTCACGGGATTTTCGATCGGTGGGTTCCGACTGGAAGACGAAAATGTCGACGCTTGAAAAAGAGTACGGAGCCGAGGGCGGCAAGAAAAAGATCATGAGGGCCTTTCAGCTGAATGAGATTTCAGCCGTTGATTTTCCTGCCCAACGACCAGCCAAGAAACTGATCATCAAACGCCGGGATGGTGTCGCCAAGGGTTATGACGATCTGGTCGATGTGTTCACATCGTCAGATGATGGCCATCAACACGGTATTCGTGTTGGCACAGATTATGATGGAAAGACCCGTGTTGAGGTGATGTATGCCACAGGCGAAGACGGTGAGTCTCATGATCATCAGATCATGCGGGGCGCGAATGGTGAGCTGATCATTTCAGAAAACGCCGGACACACTCACACCATCGACGCCGATGTCATGCAGAATGCATTACTGAACATGATGATCGGTAAAGCCAAACCCGAAAAACCTGTCTCCGCTCGCATAGCTGAAATCGAGAAGCAGCTTGGCACGGGCGCATCAGTTGCGGCGATCTTGTCCGCACTACGAGATCCGGCTGAACCCGGAGATCCCGCCGATGATGTCGGCAAATCGTCAGAAGAGGATGTTGATATGTCTGACAAGAACGCCGGCAACCTGTCGGCTGAGCTGAAGAAGAGGGATGACGAGATTGCCCGCCTTGAGGCGGTCATTGATCTGACCCCTGAATATCGTGCCCATTACGATGGTCTTACCGACACCAAGAAGTCGGCGTTCCTCGGTAAGGACGATGTCGGCAAGGCAGCCGAGCTCGAAGCCGTCGAGAAGGCGAACCCGGTCGTCTACACCGCCAAAGATGGGACCGAGTATCGAAAGAACGATGATCCTCGTCTTGTCGCTGCCATCCAGAAGATGGATGAAGAGCGCGAAGATATGGCCAAGTTCCGTGTCGAAGCGGAGCAGACTGCCTTCGAGAAAAAGGCAACAGATCTTCTTGGTCTTATTCCAGGCGAACAGATTGAGAAGGTCGCTCTTGTTCGTGCGGTCGCCAAGATCGATGACGATGAGACCCGAGGCAAGGTTGAGAAACTCCTTGAGGGTGCCAACAAGGTCTACAAGTTGGCGATGACTACGGTTGGCGTGACTGAGCCGGCAGCCGCCCTTACGCCGGACAATCCAGGCGTCAAACTTGCTGAGCTTGCCAAGGCGGAAAAGGAGAAAGATCCGGGTCTCCGTGACGACCAGGCCATGAACAAGGTGCTTGATACCGCTGAAGGTCAACGTCTCTATGGCGAGTATCAAAAGGACCGGAAGGCCGCTCAGCTTGCGGCCCGTAACTGATTAGCGGATGTCGAAAGGATAAAACGCTATGGCTAGGAAACAGACTTTCGAGGCAGTCCGCACCGTTACTATGATTGCGGGCGAAGATCTAACAGGTGATCTTTATCGTGTGGTCACCATGAACACTGATGGTGAAGCCGTGCTCGCTACGGCTGCCGGCGACTATTGTCTCGGTGTCGTGGCAATGAACCCCAATCTCAGTCAAGGCAACACCGCTTCGAGCGAGAATAATCCGGTTCGGATTGCTTTGCTTGATGGCATTGTCACGATTGAGGCAGGAGGCGCCATTGCGGCGGGCGATTTGGTTCATGCGGCTGCAAACGGTCAGATCGTTTCGGCGGGGGCCAATATCGCCGCTTTAGCAGCCGGGGATTACGTCATCGGTCAGGCTATGGAAGCGGCAAGTGCAGCCGGGGAACAGATCTCCGTCTTCGCTCGTCCGTTCCTGCACGCCGCTTAGTCGCGATCATAGGGGTAAGAGTGGGTAAAATGAATATCGAGCAAATCTTCAAACAGAACGGGTTGGAAGGTCTTCTTACCAATCCCGTGATCGCCGAGGAAATCATGAAGGCGGGCTTTGGCTCTCCTTCGACGGGCGATGTCCATGTGGACGCTATTCTGACGAACATCAGTCTGGCGTTTATGCAGGATATGAGCAACTTCGTGGCACGCCGAGCGTTCCCTGAGGTGTCGGTCTCGAAGCAATCGGACGTGTATTTCACCTATCCACGGGGCGAGTTCAACCGGGATCAGATGGAAGAGCGGGCACCCGGCACAGAGTCGGCGGGCGCCAACTACAGGCTGGCCACACAAGGTTACCGGTGCAGGGTCTACGCTTTGCACAAAAACCTTGATGACCAGACCCGTTCGAACGTCGACAGCCCGCTTCAGCTTGATCGCGAGACGACGATGTTCTTGACGCTCAAGGCCATGCTCAATCAGGAGATCGATTGGGTCGGCCGTTACATGGGCGGAACAGGTCTCGGCTTCAGTGCCGCACCGGGCGGGACTTGGACATTTGCGGCTGATGGTGTTGCCGCCGGTGCCACGGCTCGGGCTTCTCTCGATTTCACTGATGGTGCGAACAACAACGTGCTCCAGTGGTCGGTTGATGGTTCCTCGCCTATCGAGAATATTCGTGATGCCAAGCGCGCCATGCTCCAGGAGACCGGCTTTGAGCCGAATGTCTTGGTGATGGGTCGAAGCGTTGCGGATATCTTGAAGGATCACCCAGACCTCATCGATCGCATTGACCGTGGCCAGACCTCGGGCGCTGCGCAGATGACCATGGAAGGCATCCGAGAGCTGTTCGAGCTTGACGAGATCTTGGTGTCTAATGCCATCCAGAACACAGGGAAGCTTGGCGCAGCCGCAAATCATAGCTTCATCGCTGGCGACAATGCGCTCTTGCTCTATCGCCCGCCGGCTGCCGGTCTCATGACCCCGGCCGCTGGGTACACCTTCCTGTGGTCTGGGTTCGTCGGCGCCAACAATGGCGGTCTTCGTATCAAGAACTTCAGGATTGAGACGCACGAGAGCGATCGTATCGAGGCGCAGGTTGCCTACGACCACAACCGGGTCGCGGCCGATCTTGGTCTCTACTGGAACGACATCGTCTGATTGTTACGAGAGGGCCGGGGCGTTTTGTGCCCCGGCGTACCCTAGTATGGTTCTACTAACAACAAAGAGACGTGGTCGGTATCGTGACGGTATGCGCCTTGTGATGGTGCGTAGTGTCAATGGTGCTTTGGCTGGTCAGATCTGTCCGGAAACCCGAAGCTGGCGAACCCGGCGCCGTTGGTACTACAACGGGTGGGCTGCCAAGCTTGATCAATTGCCGGAAACCGAGCGAGAAAAACTCGACCCGGATGTCCTTGCTTATTTGGAGGGCGTCGATGAACAGAAACCGGAAGAAACTCCTTCAGTCCCAGAAACGACGTCATCCGCCGAAAATACATTCGTGGAACCTGACGTGGAAGATGGCGCAGGTGCAACAGAGGAAACGGTGACGGCTGTCTCAGCTGAAGAGGGCGAAAAAGGTTGGTGGACGGTCACATTTGACGACGGTACCACGCAGAAGATGCGCAAGAGTGCCGTTGAGGCCTTAGGCTTGCTGGAGGCTGATGAAGATGGCTAGACGCTATGAAGGTCAAGTCATATCGGCTCTTCGAAGCCAGGTTATAAACGCCGCTACAGGTGTCACTTTGGGTAGAGCTTGTGATGCCATTCACGCCAATGGCACAGGCACGGTTGTCGGAACCCTTGTCGGTGATACGTCGACCGTAGCCATCAATGTCTTGGACGGGATGTATTATTCCTACCGGTTCCAGTCGTTTGACGCCACGAACGGAGTTGCTCTCGTAGCGCTCTTCAATAGATCGCCTTAGCCATGATCGCGCCTCTTGGTATTCGCTTAGCAGACGTAGGCGGGGCGACTTCAGGAGGCGGACAGCCTGGACCCCCGGCGCCCCCCGCCCCAGGAGCGGGCTTTCGGCGGTGTGTCGGCAACAAACAACCCGGCGTCTATCGACACGTCCACGATGAACTCTGTCATCATTGGCAGCCTAAACACTTTAACCCTTACTCTTGGAACGACGATACAGAATGGGTTCGGGATCATCTTGGTCCCGGAAACCTTTGTCATTTTGGATATCCACGCTCCCGAATTGCCGCAAGCCAATGAGCTTTCAGCTTACACCGTGACCCAAGACGTTAGGGTTATTAATGCCGTGAATTTCGATAGCTATGTCATAGGTCCGACAAATGGTGGGCTGTCTTTGGTCCGCATCATCTCCACTCTAGCGCCCTAGGACTTAGCTATGGTCGATATCCCCTTTGGCGGCACTTTGGTTCCTCTTATTGTTGGTACGCCTGTAGCTAAGATCGAGCATGTCTCGACGGAATCACTGCTTGATAGCGCGGTTCCGGTTGCGGATTCTGCTAGCGATCGTCTGGGGAATAGTACCTTTCTCCAGGGCTCTACGGAGATGGAATGTCGGCAGAACCTTCAGCTGCCGAGGATGGTTGGTCTCGGTGAGAATGTCCGGTTCAATGCTGTCGGCGAATTTTTCATCATTCAGGATCCGACGAACCCCGGACGGTTTGTCACCACACCATTTGAGACTGTCTTGGAAGGTGTCGGTGCCACGGTCATGGCCCGGACGGTGTTTCAGGCACCGGTCACCGAGGTCGTTCAAAGCGATGACAGTCAGACCCTTGGCAATTTCTTCACAATCACTGTTCCCGGTGTTCCTGGTACCGGCGGTGCTCTCGTCAGCTCCTACACCTTCCGGTTCGCCAATAGCCTGAATGCAGTCACGGGCTTAATTCGTCGGGGCTCATTGGCTTCTGATCCGGTTATCTATGAAGCCGATTTCGCGATTGACGTTACCGCCGGACAGGACGCTGTCTTCACCTTCACTGATCGACGTTTTGGTTTCCTTGCGGGTACGACCTATCGAATTGAATTTACCAGTGTGAATGGCACACCCCAGCTCCTCGGCAATTCCGGGGGTATTGCTTATTATGCTCGTACAGCGCAGGCGTTCGGCTTCACGCAACTCATGGACGCTTCGAATGTGGTCACCACACTTGAAGCCCTTACAGCCGATGCTCGTCTTGACTACAACGCACTGAAGAACCTGCCGACTATTCCCACGGTTCCGGCGGTCGTCGGCTCTGAACGGTTCACACTCAACGCCAATAACGCAGACGGAAATCGATTAGATCCTGGCGATATTGTCTATGCGGTCGGCTCACAAACCACTTCTAACATTGACTATGTTCAGGTTGCTCAGCTTCGTGGTGCATTAAGTTCTCTCCCGGAACCCATCGGTATTGTCAACACAGAGATCGGCAATGGAAATAATGAGCTGGAATCCATTACCGTCACCGGATCGATTTCAATCACTCAAGCCGGCCTTACACTGAACGATGAGGATCCGATTTATCTTCAGGTGTCTGGGTCTGGTTCGACTGAGTCCTGGATATTCAGTGCGTCGGCAACGAATAATGTTCTTGTCGGCAAGGTTCTCTCGGTCACGAATCAAGGAGCCGGCCAATATGATGTCTTTTTAGATTTCAGTGCCGCTTTTGCGATCGCCCAAATTCCTTCTTCGGTCGGTACAGATACCGGGGTACATGGCGTAGATCTCAATGCACGCAACGAGACCAGTTCAACGATCTCTGAGGGCGCAATTGTCTGGCCGGGTCAGCGTAATATCAATGACAATATCAGTTACACGAATGTTGGTGAGCTAAACGTTGCTCAGCTTTCTCCTATGCCAAGACCGGCAGGCATTGCTGTTGTCGGTATGGCACCGGCTGCACGAGCTTTAAGGGGCATAAGAACACGAGGCCTTGTCGAATTCACGCAAGCTGGTTTGGTCCTCACCAATGAGGCACCGATCTACGCTGAGCCTACGGGTTCCGGTGCCTCGGAGAGATGGCAATATTCCGCCAGCCCCGGTGACAATAACGTCCTGATCGGTCGCATGGTTCAGATCATCAACAGTGGCGCTGGAACCTATCAAGGCTGGTTTGATTTTGCAGCCGGCCAAGCAGACGGTCTCCTGAAGCCCGAGGTAGAGCGAACCCAAGATATCGTCGGGGCGATGGTCGTTGCCGGCTCTCATGTCGATATTTCTCCTACCTATGATGATGCTAATGGAGAGCTTGACTTAGCTCTCTTGCCCGGTCGCTTTGGGCGTGTTGCGCGACCAAGTGACTATTCAGGGCAGGCTACGACCAACCTTGTCCCAGGCAATCAAGTCGGACCTGGAAGCACTAGCAGGTTTATAGGGACATCATCTGGTAGTCTTAATAACACTGTGTTCCTTACTGGGGCTTCTAGTACCGATCACATCGGCTATTGGTGGATGTTCCACAATGATAGCCCCAACGGTACCCAGCAAATCATCGATGCTGTCGGCTCTACTAACCGTGTGAATGGCGGCAATTCTGTCGCTTTGCCAGCCGGCAGTGTCGCCCTTGTTCGGGTGCGTGACTATAACGAGGGCACATCCTTCACTGACTTTGAGGTCTTTACCTGGACCAGGCCAGCCCATACCGGGGGCATGATTGGATCCGGTGGCGCTGGGGGTGCCTCGGGTTTAGCGTCTCTGTTTTTCGAGAACCTTAATCAACCGGTCGTCAATCGAACAGGCGCCCTTATTCGAAGAGGCGAGCCTGTCGTCATCGGTATCGATGCCACGAATGATGAGGTCGTGGTTGAGCCAGCTGGGTTTGGGACGCCTGATGGCTTTATGTTGAATGACATAGCCGCTGATGCCGGCAGCACTGGCGATATGCTGGTCATCGGCACGGTGTTGGATGTCACCATACCTATTCACGACAATGCATCGACAGCCGAGCTTGTTGAGCCGATCGCCTCGGACACGCAAATTTATTGGGACAATGCCGAATCTCGCTATGACATTAATGAGGCGGCGGTGGGGTCCACTTTTAGAACAGGTCTCGTGGCTGCCTCGGACTATTTCTTGCCAAACACCCCGCCGAATATGACGGGAACGGTTTCCATAACCGACCAGACGACGCTTGATACTTATCTCAACAACACGGTTATCAAGGGCAGTGGTATCGGGTCGATTGACTTTGTTCTCCCGCTGATTGGTGAAGGTGCTTCGCTCAACGATTCCGTGCAGCAAGGGGACGGGTTTGCGATCGTTGTGCCTCTCGGTGCCGGTACAATGTCGATCGATGCCCCTGTAGGCCAAGGCTTTGTTGATGATAGCGATGTTGCGGTTCCCAGCGGCGAGTTCGGAATGACCGGCGGTGCCAATTCAGAGGGCATGTTTGTTTTCCGTGATGGCGATAATTGGAAACTAAGTCCTCTTAATCGCCGAATCATCAGGACGTCTATTCATTTTAGAACAGATAGCAATAACTTAAGACAACTGCAAACGGTGGCTCTTCAGAATTCTACAGCAATCAATTCTCTTAATAGTCCTCGTTACCAGTCTATTGCAGATAATTCTAATCCTCTTTCGTTCTCAACTATCAGAGATCATGTAGAATATAATCCTTCTCAAGATAATCGTATTGTAAGGATGCCGAATGTAGGGGCGCTTACTGCGCTTAACGCATCGACATATGCCGATTTCTTTCTTAGAAACAACAGTGACTTTTGGCTCCGGGTAGAAACTTTTGATCAGGTGTCGACGTTCAGGGGTACGTCCACGCCATTCTTTTATCTAAAGCCTCGTGAGACGCGCCAATTTCGCTGGATCAAGGACACGGCTAGCACCGGGTTTGTTGAGCCCATTGGTCCGATTGAATATGACTTTATCGCGGAGTCCAGTCTCTTATCTCCGATCGATTGGAGCATTGTCGGCAGTGACGGGATTGTCGCCGACCTGATCAATGACGCTGTAGCGGGGCAAGCCGGGAGACTTCAGTTTGAGCTTGCCTGTACGCTTAGAGAACTTCGTTTAAGTGTTGATTGGGCGTTCACCGGTACGGCTGCGGCCGATTTCGCTTCTCTCTTGGTCAGGACACCCGGTGTCGATCTTCAAAGAAATGATGTGACGGTTGAAGCCGGTAACGATGTGGCTGTTATTAATCTTACGGGTGCAACGGCTAATCATCATCATGAGTTCAATCCCGTTGCCATGACAGCCGGACAATATCTCGGTCTATCCGGTGTGGATTTGACGGATGTTGTCGGCACATCCATAAGGTTAAGAGGAAAGATGATTGTAAAGGCGGCGTAACATGGCAACCCGACGACAAATCGTCCGACAGTTTGAGCGTGAGGTTAGTCTCATTGTGGGACGAATTGCGTCTAATCTGGTTTCCGGTCTCCGGGATCAGACACGCCGTGACACGAGCTATCACGCAAGCCGATGGGTCGGTCGGGCCGGTGGTCCTCCTGCGTCTAGGACAACACCCAACAGCCGATCAGGTCGCGCGGCTGCCCTGTCCTTTGCTCAACAGAACGCATCGATTGCGGGGCTCCGTCTCTATAGGCTTCGTCAAGGGAACCTCTTCATCGGGAATGACGGGGATTACATCGAAGAGCTCAATCGACAGGATGGGTTCGTTCCGCGCGTCGTGAACCGGGTGACCCGGAGTGTGTCGCTTCAGGGAACGACGCTCCGATGACAACCCCGTCTGAAGCCGAACAGCTTATCTTTAATCATTGGCTCGCGAATTGGATTGTGAACGGACAACCTCGCACCGAGACCAATTTTGAAGAAGAGCTTATCCCGGCCGGTCTTAGTATTGGCGAGGACTCTTGGGTCTATCTCTACGTCCAAGAGATCCCCCGAGGTCGGCAACAAGAGACCTTGGGCATTCCGACCAGGCGTCGATTCATTCAGAGTTCGCAAATACAGATTGCTATCTTCACCCCGCAGGCAGCCGGCACCAAAGCAGCAACCGACCTTGCGCAGGAAGCACGGACAGTATTCGAAGGTATTCAACTGTCTCCCCTATTTAACTTTATAGGGGCTGATATTGTTCGTGTAGGTCCTAGACCCCCTGAATTCCAGATCAACGTAATCCAGCCGTTCCAGTACCAAGAAACAAAATAGCACTGTACTTGATGTGCGCTCTTGACTTGTATAAATTCCCAAAGATGTCTTGCTAAATCTCAGTCTGGAGAACCCCGATGGGTCGCGTACTGACGAACAACACTAGCTTTCGCTATGCGATCGAGGGAACGGAGACAGCCGGTTCTCGTGCGATCGGCTTTCTGCCCGGTGAGGATCCCGGTGACGGCGGTGGCGCCATTGCTGGAGCTCCGGTCTGGAAGGATATCGAGCCCAATGACATTTCCGAGTTCGGTGCGAGCATTGAAACGGTTGCGCGCAACCCTATCCGCCGTGCTCGCGGCCGGCAAAAGGGCACCATCTCCAATCTTGAGAGCTCGGTTGGTTTTGAGGCTGACATCACGGTTGATAGCTTCCTGGATTTCGTCGAAGGGTTCCTGTTTTCGAACTTTTCGAATGATGATCTTGTCTTCCGGGGGGCGAATGCCGAGACCACGGGTGACACCTATACGATCTCGGCGATTGACGCGACGACCGCTGCCAAGATCCAGTCTGACCTGAACATCGACACCATCTTCTTTGCTTCCGGTTACCGGCTTGCGGCAAACAACGGCCTGAAGGTCGTGGACACGGCCGGTGTCAATGGTGCGACGACGATTGCGGTTGAAGACAACCTTGCTGACGAGACAGCGCCGAGTAATGCCCGGTTGGAGATCGCGGGCGCCCGGTTCGCTGATGGTGAGATCACGTCTTTCAACGTCGCGGCTGCCGTTGCGGGTGTGTCCGGCCGGATCGGTACGATCACCTTCGGCAATGTGAACCCAACGACCTTGGGTCTTCAGGTCAGTCAGGTGGTCTTCCTTGAGCTGGACAGCACCATTCGCGGTTTTGCTCGGATCACGTCGATCACGGCAAGCACCATTGTTCTCGACAAGATGGACGCCGCTTTGGTGACCAACACGCCGAGTGGCGCGACGACCAGGCTTCTGTTCGGTCAGTTCGTTCGTGATGTGGCGACCGATAATGCCGAGTTCATTGAGCGGTCGTTCCAGTTCGAGGCCCAATATCCTGGTCTTGCCGCCGATGGTATTTCTGATGCCTATGAATATGCCAAAGGTAATTTCTGTTCTGTGCTAGGCTATTCTTTGGACCTCAACGACAAGGGCATCTACACGGCTGAGTTCATCGGTACGGACACCGATGTCCCGACCGAGACACGCAAGGTTGTGGCTGCCGTCAACCCGGCAAATGCTCTTGCGCCTCTCGGTACCGAGGCCTTTTCAACCGTGGCCGATTTCGCTCGTCTCGGCATCACGGACATTGATGAAGAGGGTCTGACGACGGACATCAAGAATGTTGAGATGACCATCGACAATAACGTGTCGCCCGAGAACGTGCTCAATCGTCTCGGCGCCCGGTTCATCAACTTCGGCAACTTCTTCGTCGATCTTACAATCAGCATTGTTTTTGCTGATGCCGATGTGGTTAGTAGGATTAGACAGAACACCACTGTAAGTCTTGACATGTATCTACGGAATAATGATGGTGTACTAGCGTTTGGTGTACCTTCTATGACGTTAGGTGATGGGTCCAAGGACTTGCCGACTGATGAGACGGTGCTCTTGAACTTAACCGGTGAGGCCTTTGAAGATCCAGTCACAGGGGCCTCGCTAGCGGTCTCCTTCATTCCATCGGTGCCAACATAATATGACAGCAGACTTTTCGAATGTTTCAGCGCAAAAGGTAACCGGGGAAAGCACAGCAAATTACGAACTCTATGACATCCAAGGGATGGAAGAGGCGTATTTAGTTGTGACCCCGGCTACCCGGTCCAATAAGGCTTGGAACAACGCGTTCCTGCATAAAACCATCCCGGACCAAAGGCGTATTCAAGGCGGCAAGATCACGGCGGGGTATATCGAGAAGCACCGCTCCGATCTCGTGCCCTTGGTCGCCGCTTATTGTGTCAAGGGTTGGCATAAGGTCGTCGATCGAAACAACGCCGAAGTCCCCTTTACGCCTGATGATTGTCTTCGGTTCCTTCAGGCTATGCCGAACCAGTCCTTTGACAATCTCTTTGAGTTTGTTTCGGACGAGGCCAATTTCCGCACGCCGGTCGGGGAACTCGCGGGAAACTAGCTGCCCTTTTAGCGTTTGAGCTGCGGTATGCTCGGGATGGGCATTCCGTAGACTCGGCGCTGTCTAAGGGGCGAGCTCTTCCATCTTGGTACACTGATGCACCGGACATGCGTCCGGGCGATGAGATCTATATCGACTCCTACGGCGATCTTCAGACCATGCGCGCGTTTGAAGGTGGCCCCATTCCCTTCGACAAAATACTTTGGTATGCCGTTGAAATACTAGGACTTGCCCCGGAAATCCGCGAATACTTCACAGCTGTTATTCGGGAAATGGACGTGGTATACCGGGATTGGGTGAAAGAACAGCAAGAGAAGGGTAAGAAGAAACCCGGCTCAAGTTCTTCGAAGCCTAATGCTGCGAGACCCCCTAGGAGGGGAATTCGGCGTCCAAAACGGCGTAGGTAATGGCTGACTTTCTGATCAATGTGGTCGTGAATACGAGAGGCGCCGAACAGGGCGCTAGACGTATTGATCGATCATTGGGATCGATTGAGCGCAGCATCCAGAACCTTGGTCGTCTTCTTACCGTTGTCTTCGGGGCGCAGCTTTTTGCCGGGGCCATTCGTGGCCTTGCGGAATTCGCCGACAGTCTCCTCAACGCTCAGAACCGGGTGCGCAGCCTGGGAATCGAAGGAGGTGCCCTAGCTGGGACCATTGACAGATTATTCGGGGTGGCGAACCGAACGCGCCAAGAGTTTGCCACAACAGCCGAGGTGTTTACCCGAACCGCCGCGTCGCTCCAGGTGCTTGGGCTCGGCGCCGAAGAGGCCTTGGCGCTTACCGAGAGCCTGAATCAAGCGGTCGCCTTGTCCGGCTCAACAACAGCCGAGGCCTCGAATGCTCTCATCCAGTTCTCTCAAGGCTTGGCGTCTGGCACACTTAGAGGTGATGAGCTCCGTTCTGTTTTGGAGCAGATACCCGTTGTGGCTGATGTCATTGCACAGCGCCTTGGTGTCACGAGGAATGAGCTACGTCAGCTTGCCGCCGATGGCACGATCACGCCGCAACTCATCGTCGAAGCTTTCCGAGACGCACGAGAAGAGCTAGCCGAACGGTTTGCGGCCCTCATCCCAACGATCTCTCAGTCCTTTGTGGTGCTCCGCAATCGGGTCTTGGAAGTTGGCGGTGGGTTCGCACAAAGCTCGGGCGCAACCGAAGCCTTCTCTCGTGCCATCCTTTCGATAGCCGATAATATCGAAGTCGTGCTCCGTTCGGTCGCGGCCTTGGTTGTCGCTCTATCTGTCGGCTTGGCTGCCCGTGCCTTGCCTCTTGTGATTGCCGGCTTTAATGCCTTAACTCTCGCTCTCCTTCGTAATCCGTTCACGGCGCTCGGCGTGGCGATTGCTGGGGCCATTGGTTTCTTGACGGCCTTTGCGGATGAGATCTCAGTGACCGAGGATGGGGTGACCTCGCTTGCCGACGTGGCCAGCGTCGCCTTTGATCGCCTCGGTACGGCTGTTCGAGGTGGGTTCTCGATTATCGGCACCTTTATTTCCGAGGTCGCGCAACAGTTCAGTGGGTTCGAGGTCACGCTTGAAGACTCCCTGGTCGGCACGGCTCGGGCTGCCGATGCCTTGCTTGGTATCTTTGCCTTCTTGACCGAAGGGATCCGGGCTCTCTTCAACGACACGCTGCCGACCATTCGTCGGTTCTTCCAGTTCCTACGCCGGTTGATTTTCGTTGAGGGTTCGTTGCTTGGTGACGGCGTCGAATCAATCCGTGAAAGCCTTCGTTTATTGGGCACGGGTCTCGGTGAGGATGTCGCGGAGTCCTTCGGTGAAGCCGGCGACCGAGGAACGACTGAATTGCTCCGTCGTATCTCCTTGGGCAATGGCCCCATCACCGAGGCCTTGCGCAATGTTTTGGTGGAAGCCGGACAGAACGCACAAGAGGCAGCCGGCACCGCAGGCGAGGACGCCGGACGGGCAATTTTCGGGGGGTTGTTCCGGGCTCTCGCAGAAGAGCAGAGGAACTTCAACACGGCTTTAAGGGAACTCGTCTCCGATCTATCGACCTTCCTCGGGCTGTCGGAGCAAGAGTTCGGCAATTTCATTTCGAACGTTCAGACCATTCTAGGCGGGGCCGATCTTGGGGCAGCCTTCCAGAATGTCTTGACGTCGATCTCAACTCTGATCGGAACAACGAATTCCGACTTGGTCAACGCCTTTGGTGGGGTGTTTGCAATCCTCAATGAGCTTGGGTTCTCACTTGAGGATGTGTTTGGTCGCCGGGGGGCCTTGGCTGTCCGGCTCTTGGGTGCTGTGACGTCTGAGCAGTTCCAGTCAATCCTAAGGGTCGGACAGTCGGTGTTCACGACCGTGGTCGGTTTGATCGGTCAATTGATACCGGCCTTCGGCGGTGCCTCGGCGGCAGCCGGAACCTTTGGCACCACGGCAACGGCAGCCGGAACGTCCGCATCGGCCGCATTCGCGCCTCTATCCCTTGTCCTAGCCGGCATCACGGCCTTGGTGCTGGCGACCTTGGCAATCTTCGGGGTGTTTGGTGAGAGAGTTCAGAGAATTGCCACCATTCTCGCGGTCATCTTTGCGCCGTTCCTTCTTAGTATCCAGCTGATCATTCGCGCCGTTGAGTTCTTGATTGATCTCTTTGGTGGGCTCGGCAGTGCCGGAAGCACGGTTGCCAATATCCTGTCCGTGGTGTTCGCGCCGATCGTATTCGTGTTCCGGGCGATCATCGAGGTCGTTGAGTTCCTTCGAGATGCGTTCAGTAGCCTTGGCTCGGTTGGCTCAACGGTTGCGGCTGTCTTGGCGATCGTCTTCGCCCCGGTACTGATCCCCATTCAGTTGATCATCACGGCTGTCGAGTTTTTGATTGATCTCTTCAGCAATCTTGGCTCGGTCGGTTCATTCGTGAGCACCTTGCTTCAGGTGGTCTTAGCGCCGATCGTCATTCCCATTCAGTTGATCATCGAGGCCATTCAGTTCTTAATCGGGGTGTTCCAAAACCTCGGCAGCATCGGCCAAGCCGTGACCTCGGCTCTGGGGGCTGCCCTCAACGTCTTGCTCAGTGTTGGTCAAGCTGTCTTCCAAGGCCTATTGGCTGCCGGCCAAGCTGTGTTCGCTGCCCTTCAAGCCGTTGGGTCGGCCGCACTCACGGCGCTTCAAGGCGCGTTCCAGACCTTCTTGAGTGTCGCCCAAACCGTCTTGAATGGTGTTCTTAGCTTTGCCCGCACTGTGTTCGGTGGGATTGTTTCGGTCGGACAGTCAGCCTTTTCCGCTATCCAGGGTGCAGTTCGAACCTTTGGCAATGTCTTCTCATCTGTCTTCGCCAGCGTCGGCAACATCGCCCGGAACGTGTTCGAGGGCATCGCCAACGTTGCCAGGAGTGCATTTGATGCCGTCATTGGGGCGGCACGGAACGCGGCTAGTGTGGTTGGCGGTATCCTCGGCGATATCGGCAATGCGATCGGGGGCATAGCCGGGGGCATCGGTAATATTGGCGGGGGTTTCATTAACTTTGGTCGGCGTGCGTTCAAGAAGGGAAAGAAGTTCTTCAAGCGCCTCTTCGCCGATGGTGGTGTGATCACGGGCCCGGTCGGTCTGGCTGGCGAGGGTTTAGGGGGCAAGAAGTTCCAGCGCGGCGGTCTTCTGCCGGACAACACGATCCTCGGCGGGCTCCAGAACGTAGCCGGAACATCGCAGCTCGGTCTCGCAGGCGAGGCAGGGCCGGAAGCGATCTTGCCTTTGACCCGGACATCATCCGGCCTTGGTGTGACCGCCAACATCGATGACCTCGTGAGCATCGGCAACGCGGCTGGCGGCGGATCGACGACCATCATCAATGAGACCCGTGTGATCATCGTCGAGGCCAGCAACACCCGGATTGAAGAAATCGAAGAGCGTTTGACCAATGTCGATGGTTCCGTTGAGACACGTTCGGCCGACACCTTGAACGGCTTGCTAGCTGAGTTGGGGCTTGCTGCGTAATGGCTATAACTTTCCCCATCGACGTGCCCTTGGAGGAGTTCGCGGAAGCCGACTTCGAAAAGGTTGATGTCGTCACGCTGCAACGGGCGACCTTCACCGGCAAGGATCGGGTGCAAGAGTTCGACGGCGATTATTGGACCGTCTCTCTGGTCTATCGAAACCTTTCGCCTGAATTCGGTCGTCCGGTTTCCGCATTCATCGCTTCTCTTCGAAGTGCGGCCGGAACGTTTGTCGTCCGGTTTCCGGGTTATGGCCAGCCGAGGGGCAATGCCCGGAACACGCCGGTCTCCCCCTTGGTCAACGGTAACGGACAGGCAGGTAACCGGACACTGAACGTCAAGAACGCCACGCCAAGCATGCAAGATTGGCTCTTGGCCGGTGACATTATTCAAGTCGGCCCCGACACTCGGCCCCATTGGCATGAGGTCTTGCAAGATGTCGACACGGACGGAAGCGGCAATGCTGTGATCGAGGTTTGGCCCTCCTTGCGGTCGACCACGGTCAACAACGATCCAATCGTCCTGAATGAGCCTCGGGGGCTTTGTCGGATGACAAGTTCGGTTCGTTATCCCATCGAACCCCCTGTGCTTTACGACTTCACCATCCAAGCCCGTGAGTCGGTCCCGTGACGAATTATCAGCCGTCAGCCGACACGACGGCAGCCCAGCCGACTAATCAATCCAATGCGCTGTCGGTCCCGATCACCGGAAGGCGGCAAGATCGCCTTGTCCCGCCGCTTCGTGCGGTGTTTGATCGTCTGCGCAACCAAGACGACACGGTAAGCCAGCCCCATCAATACGGCTATGGTCTTATCGAGATGCAATGCACGCGGGTCTTCCGGCAAGTGACCGATGACGGCCGGTTGCATGTGATCGACTTGATCCAAGGGGATATCATTGATGGTGTTAATTCATATCTCATCACGGCAGATGGCCGCATTGGAAGAGTGTTTCCTAGTGCCTATACCGCTACTGGGCCCGGCGGTGATGCCGGCGTGCCAGGTAATATTGATGAGGTCGGAACAAATAATCCCAGGGGTACGGTACTATCTGGACGGTTCTCCGGCACCGGTCGTTTCGGAGAAGACCCCAACAACGGTAGCCAAATAAGGCTCTATGACGGCACGCAGAATGCGGCTGATGCTGATCTTGTCGCACAAACTGCTTTGGAAGATACCTTTATAGGCCGAGGGCTGTCTTATATCTGGGGCCGGTTCACCTTTCGAGAGGGAGAATTCAGCGGCGACCCGGACCCCATCACAGTCTATGCCCGATCCCGGAAGATTGTCGACCCGAGGGACGCCAGCTCATCTACGGTGTTCGCGGACCTTGCTCAGTCGTTCTCGGTCAACGCTTATTGCATCTTGTTCGATTACCTTACCCGGCCGGAAAGCCTTGGAGGTCTCGGTGTCGATCTGGACTTATTGGATCTCCCTTCGTTTCAGGCAGGTGCGACGCTTAATGAAACGGTTGTCACGACGATTGCGTTCAGTAAGCGGGCGATCCTTACGACCAGGACAAACCAAGACCTCGGCGTCGCACCGATCAACACTAATCACCTTTTGGAATTCAATGAGGCGGTAACGCCGTTTGAGTTTGGAGACGTGGTTCGCTTGAACCCAGACGCCGGACAAGAGTTACCCTCAGGTTTATCCTCAGGTGTGGATTATCACGTCGTTCCCATTCGCCCGATTGTCGGGCTCTTCCAGGTGACAGCCATTGCTCTCGCGTCCAGCTTCGAAAACGCCTTAGCCGGGATCACCATCCCCCAAGGAACCCGGTCCACGGATATAAATGTCACCAAGGTTGGTGAAATCCGCTACCACACCGGCATAGTCTATAGAGGGGGCGACAACATCATTGAGCAATTGCTCAATAGCTGTGGTGCTCGGTTCTTCCTAAAGGACGGCAAGATCGCGGTGACCCGGCAAGTGTACCCGGAAGCCGGAGACATCGAAGCCGTTGGTCTTGATGAGCTGATTGGCCGGATTGCTCTTTCGACCAGTATAGAGCCGGATGACCGGGCGACATCTTTAGTGGGGTCATTCACGGGTCTCTCGAACCTCTTCATCCCGAGGGACTATCCCGAGGTCAGTGGGGGCGGAACCTTTGTTGAAGCAGATGGGGAAGATCTTCTTCGACCGTTCAACCTTCAAGCCGTTGGCAAGAACACGGTTGCTCAGCGCCTTGCTCGGGTTGAGCTCCTACGCCGAAGGCAAGAGCTGTCTGTCTCGTTCGCGGGTGACTTGGCGCTCTTTCGTCTTAGACCTGGGACCGTTTGCACATTGGACTTCCCTCGTTACGGTCTTGATGCGAACACGCCTTTTGAGGTTCGAAACCAAGTTATCTTCCTTCGGGTTTCCGGTGACCAGCCCTCATTGAACATCGACATTCAAGGCCGGCAGCTGGAAAGCACGACCTTTGATCTTAACGTCGACGAAGAGACCTTCCTAGCCGAAGCCTCGATACCGGGCATCAACAGCCCGTTTGAGGTTGCCGGCCCTTCTAATGTCACGGTCAATGAGGAGCTGTTCCAGACGAGACTAGGAGCCGGTGTCCGGGCACGGGTGATCTTGACCTGGGATCAGTCTGAAAGCCTCTTTGTCACTCGCTATGAGATTTTTCTCCGCCGCACAGGAACAGAAACCTTTTTCCCACAAGGTGAGGTGCCGGCAACTGATCTGAACTTTGAGATCAATGACCTTGAGCCGGCGGCGTATGATTTCCTCGTGGTCTCGGTCAATTCGGTTGGTAGGCGAAGTGGTACCGGTGAAGGACGAGCCGATGATGTCACCATTCAGGGCCTATCTGCCCCGCCATCTGCGCCAACGACATTCCGAGGGCAAGTCATTGGAGCTGCGACTGTCTTGCTCCGCTGGGACAGGACAACCGATCTTGACGTTCGAGAAGGTGGCTTCGTTGAGATCCGGCATAGCCCGCTTATTACAGGCGCCGAGGCACAAGACAGCACCTTTCTCGATACCGATGTTGGCGGACAAACCAGCATTACGGTTCCTTTTAAGCAGGGAACCTATTTCCTTAGGTTCGAGGACAGCACCGGGCAGTTTTCCGAGCCGGCAGAATGGTCAACACAGGATCGACGGCCAGTAGGCATTGCGTTTCTTCCAGCCGGTCTCGGCTTGCCCTTGGATGAGACGAATACCGACCCAGATGCCTTTTCTATTCAAGAAGACAATACATTCCCCGGCACTTTTGATGCGACGACACCCCTTGTCCTAGTCAGTGGTGCCCTTGAACTTCCTCTTAGCAATACATTTGATGATGTTGTTGATGTCGACGCTGAAACAGACTTTGATGTTATTGGTGGTGGTACTGTAGAGCCACTTGGCATCTATAACTTCTCGACCTCCATTCAGTTGGACACACGCACTCTTTTATTGGTCGAGTCTGTCCTTGCCGCCGAGGTGTTCGATCTTTCGACATCGATCGACGGCGTTCCGAACATGGATTTAGTTGCTTCCATTGATCAAGTGGGCGCTGTACTTTTGATTCCGGGATTGGCAACAGCCGAGATACAGGTGCGGTTCTCCGATGACCCGATCGCATCGGATAATTTTGGTCCTTGGGAAACGATCGACACGCAGTTTATCGAGGCTCTTAGCTGGCAATTCCGTTTGGTGCAGACGTCGACACAACCGACGGTCAACATCAGGACAACCCAGGCCCGTATCCGCTTGCGGACGGCCTCTTTCACTTAGGTAAAGAACCATGGCCCTACCTACAGTCGGTAATGACTATGATCTGGACGCAGGCTTAGCGGGGCTGAATTTCCGGCTAGAGCTGAACGCGATCATCGAAGCCTTGAATTCGATGAACTCGGCGGTCGGTCTTCCTCCGATTACCTTTCCGTTCATGTTGCGCGGCGCTTTGGACACCTCGCCCAATGAGATCCAGATCAGGAACCCGAGCGACAACGCCTTTTTGAAACTTGCCGAGATTACCGATAGCGCGATCACCATGTTCTCGAATGGTGCGGCTGTCCCTTCTCTCGGCACGGAGCAGACCTTCACGGCCAATCAAAACGTCGATCGCTCGGGTGCGGCTGGCGTGTTCACGGTTGGTTCCGATCTATCAGCCGGCGTTTCTGGTCGTCTCGACTTTCGGGCCCACAATTCAGTTGGAGCGAATGTCTCCGGTGTCCAGCTAGCCTGCACCGTTGAAAACAATGCCCAAGGAGCCGAAGACTTCTTCCTTGATGTCCAAGTGGTCCGAGGGGGTAGCACGCAGACGGTTGCAAGGCTCGGCAGCATCGCGGACTTCACGCAAAGTGGGGGGCAAACGCTCAATGCTACGGTATTACAACAAGCCGGAATTACTCTTGCTCAGATCGTTAGGGAAGCGGCCGGCCGTTTTCAGAATCAGGCTGATTTCAGCGTGGATATTGCTAGCTTTACGCAAGACCAAGAGGGCAGCATGTTCCGCTTTAACGGAAGCTCAAACGTCACGGTCAGACTGAACAAGCTGGCAAGAAACACCATCATCGGTTTTCAGAACGAGAGCCCAGCCGATGCGACAATCACCTTTGCGGCTGCCGTGGTCGATCCGGTCACCGATTTCCAGACATCACGTCTCACACTGCCGAACGTCAATGGAGAGAGCCCCACTTGCTTCGTTCATTGGTACCTGTCCGATGGTCGCCGGGTGAATATCCTTGGAGATAATGTCTAATGTCCGGCCTTATCGGCATGATGGCAGCTGTTACCGAGCAATCTCAGTCTGGTCCTCAATCCGGTACGCCTTTGGATTATGCGGGAGATTTACGTCTGTTCTTGGACGCCGAAAACGATGTGTTCGAGGATTCAGCCGGTTTGGACCCGGCCGAAGATACCGATGACATTCTAAGATGGGATGATCAAGACACATCAGCCGCGTTCACCATCCCAGGTGGTGGGGCTGCCCCTGTCTTTCGGTCGAACGCACAGAACAGCCGACCAGGCGTCGATTTCAGTGAGGATCCAGACACCAATGGTTCATTGGCTCAGAAGTTGGCGGCAGCTGCGAGTGTGGTCGATAACCACTTTGCTTCCGGCGCTGCTACGATTGCATTTGCTTGCCGCTGGGACAAAGCGACGGATAGTCGGTTCAATACGAGAAGCACCATCGCCTCGAAAGGTTACGATCTATCAGGTGGCTGGAAACTGGACATCGATCAGTTTGGGACGCTCCGTTTTCAACAACGCCGGAGCGATAACACCACATGGCTCATTCAGGCTCCAGGCTTTTACGCTCCGAACGATGTGGTATTAGGGACTCTTACCTATGACGGCGGGAACACGTCCGGCTCGGGATCATTCCGGCTGTATGATGGGGTCGAGTTCGTGACGACGGGCAGTGTCACCACAGGGACGGCAAGCGGTCTTGGCACGGACACCGATGATCAGTTGGTGATCGGCAATATCCGAGATCCGAACAATGCCGATGTGAATGCTCCCTTTGAGGGAACAGTGCTCTCTCTTTGGTTCACGAGACCCGGAACCAGTATCTTCGATGAAGGCTATATGGCGAGGTGGATACCCTAACCACCAAACCTCGGCTCTTGGACCGCAACAGTGCCGACTTGATCGAAGAAACTATCTCCGGGTGACACGCGCTTCAAATCTTCCGGGCTCTGTCGAACGACCCTCTGCCGGAAAGCATTCCTGAACACACTCTCCAAGGTGATGGTGATCGTGCTCTCTCGATCATTATCGTTCAGGCTCATATTAGTGATGAACCCGGAGAAGATGGTCTCGACTGCTTCGATTGAATCGTCGTCACCTCGGTTGCCAAGAATGATAGTGGCTCGTCTGTTTCGATAATTCTCAGTGAGAGCGATGCTTCGAAGCTCTTCGCTCTGTCCGTTCATTTCAATAGAAGCGTTCGAAATGTTTGTGTCTAAGCTGTTTCGAATTGTGATACCGGAAGTTACTCCGGCTAAAGCCTGGTAAGTTTTCTGAGCAAATTCTCCTTCTACATTTCGCGTCCATATATTGACCTCGCCAGATGCGAAGAAAAGATCAACCAGGAATACCGGTCGTTGTGCATTTGCAAAGCTGTCTTCGATTGGTGTTGCCGGAACAATTGGCACAGGCAGGGCAGCATTCGCCGTGCCCCCTGAGACAGCATCACCGGTCGCTCTCGCCCCGCCAAACTCAGACGCATTGGCCGTGCCGCCGGCTGTTGCATCGCCCCGAGCGGAAGCAAGGACATTGGTTTGACCGTTCGCCGTGCCACTGGACACCGAAGGCGCGTTGGTCGAGGCCAAGATGAAGATGCGGAGATCGGCCGTTGAGCCCGAGACACTATCCGAGGAGCCGGATAGTCGAATTTCATGGTCGAGATTAGCTTGGGAACCGGAGACCGAGTCACTGGATCCGGCAAGCAACTTGCCGACCTCAAGGTCAGCCGTTGAACCTGATACAGAGTCGATGGACCCCGAGAGCTCAACGGCTGCCAATGGGCGAAGAGAGGCCGCAATGTGGGCATTGGCTCTGAAATTGGCGTCGCCTGCGGTAAGGGTAAGATCCGCTGTGACACTTGTTCCGGTGTTCGGTGTCACGCCACCAATGGAGTAGTCAACGCCGCCGGATCCGGTCTCTTCGCTGACAAGTTCAGCTAGTGGCGAGGCATAGGTGACCCCGCCCGGAGCTCCGGGAATATCGATACCGATCGCCGAGATAACGGCACCGTCGGCGACCGTGGTTAGAGTTATATCGATGTTGGAGTTGACGTTTGCCGTCGTATCGAAAACCGAGGTGCCGTTGCTGGCCACCGTTGGCGATGCTTGATCGACCCCATCATAGCAGGTGGCAAGGATACGGAATGACCCAGCCGAAACACCGCCGGCCCCGCTCGGCAAGGTAAAGGCTGACCCGACAGCTAGATCAAGCTCGTCTTCATCCAGAATCCAGAGCGACATAACCGGGGCGATGAACCCGGCTGTATCAAACCCAAGCTCTTCCACGACCTTGGTCATGGCGCGACCGCCATAACTCAAAGCCGGGATGGTGTCGGCTGCTTCGCCTTGTCCTCCTGCAACAGCAACCAACATACGGCTGCCAGCGCCCGCACTTACCGTGAAGCTGCCGAGTACTGTCGTGCTTGTGGTGCCGGTATCGGCCCAAGCGTTGAGGATAGAGACAGCCATAGGCTGTTAGTCCAACGTCAGTTCAAGTTCCCCGGCGTTGAAGCTCAATGCTTCGCCGTCGTTGATCGTTCTGGTTGCCGTTAGAGCTAGAATGAATAGAAGATTGCCACCACTTGCAGCATCGAAGAAGCCGATATGGGTGACATCTCCATGGTTGCCGCCGCTTGCGGCTGCGAATGTCACGGCTGACGAGTTCTCGATCAAGGAAGGATCGGCGTCGGTCGCGATGGTGAACCCATTGCCGGTGCCCCCAGGCAGAGGAAAGCGGGCATAGCCATTACCAACTGGCTCCGTGAACCCTGCCCCGGTCTCAGCCGGCGCCGAGACACCGATATGATAGCCAATGTGTGTAGGGATATTGCCGGTTAGGGCACTGTAGTTCGGGGACTGAGGTGTTGCTCCCCCGATCCAGGAGTTCAGCACACGGCGTGCTGCGAAATTCGTGAAGGACATATCAGGCCCCGCGTTAAAGACATCGAGACCTTTTTACAACAAGAAGACGGGGTTGAGCTAGGTCTTTGCTGGTATGCTGTTTTGATTAAGAAAGGTTCGAAGATTTTCGGCGTCTTCCTGAACATTAATTGGTGACGGTGGTTTGTTGTCTTGTTCGTATCCCGCCAAGGCCTCTAAGACGGCAGTTTTCTTCTTCGGTCTGTTGTCGATTAACATGCCTGCTTTAGAGGCATCCATGAGAATGGCGCAACATGCCATGACGTGACCAAGATGGTGGACACCACTGTCCGGGGCGATCTCCTCGCCCGCCATCCATGCCATGAGATGACGACGGGCAGCCGCAATGTAGGTCAAAGCCTCTACCGGATTCTCATGCCAATTAAAGGCACCATATTTATCCGCTCCATTTTTATGCGCCTTTGCCCACTCAATCTCAGCAATCGCAGGTAGAAGATGGAGCGGAACCTTAGCGTCCCCATAAATCTGTTTGGGACTGGTCGGCATTTCGTAATATTTTTGACGATCTTCTGGAGAAAGTTCAGGAAAATCTCGGCGGGGCGTGGTCATGCTGCCGTCTTAGCCTTCGGTGCTGTCTTGTTCCGTTTCTTCTCGGAGTCGATCAACTCTTGCATATTTTTAAAGCCGAGAGCTTCGAGCAATTTTCTTTCGGCTGTCATCCGAATAGTTCGGCCGTCTTCAGTTGCCAGCCTATCGATATAGGCATGAAGAGGGAGCTCAATCCAGATTTGTTTGGTTCCCTTGGTCGCGTTCGATCTAGCCATTAACAAAGCCCCTTAATGCTCCGAGAAGAGCCTGCGCTAGGTCTTCTCTATTTCTAAGTGCTCGGATCATGTCCTTATCGACACCGGAACAAATGATGTCGTAATAGGTGATCACATCCACAGTGGCACCCCATCTATGTGCCCTATCTTCTGCTTGACTTCTCGTTAGCAGTGAATAGGTGTTCTCGAAAAATACCACGTTTTGACACGGGTTTGTAGGGGTTCCTATTAAAGTATGCCCAAATTTTAACACCGAAGATGATGCAATAAAGGGCTGCATGCAAGCATCCGAGTTAAATCGAGCCTTATTCCGGTCCAATTGCCCTGGATCCATCTTCGTTTTCGAGAGAGCAAAGGGTGCTTCCGGGAAGGTTTCCATCAACATCTGAAGGGTTTCATCGAAGTGGGCGAAGACGATCGTCTTGCCCGTCGAGTTCCTAATGAAGTCTTCCAAGAGCTCCAGCTTAGCGGGCTTGCCTTTACCAATTCGAATGGCTTTCCGTTCTTCGTTGTAGAGAAAACCGGAAGCTATTTGCTGGAGCTTCATTGATTTATGAAGACCTTGGTCAATTTCGACCAAATGCCCTTCAACCTCGGCATAGAGTTCATTTGCCATGGTCCGATAGGCCTTGGCTTGGGCTTCGGTCATCTTGCAAATGAGCGTAGAGGTCTTCTTCTCCGGCAGCCCCGGCGCCCATGTCTTCTTGTCCGCGAAGAAGGTTCGAGGCTTCATGATTTCTACGAGTTGGGGAATGTTCCTCTGTCCAACGACCTTTCGAGACTGGAAACCCCCCATGGAACAGAACTTATTGCGGAAGGCGAGGAACTTACCGACCGGCGCCCCGATGCCCTTGAGCTGAGCCCATAGATTATGCGGCCCCATGGGGTTCGGTTTGCCTGCGAGCATGCGACAGGTGACGGCGATCGTCGACATATCAACGCCGGCCTGTGATTGGTTTGATGAGTGGTTCATCAAGCCGGTGCTCTCATCAAAAGCTAGGTAGGGTCTTCCCCGGCGCATCCAATCAAACAAAGACTTGCCGCCTCGCTCCCGCCAAATGGCGTCATAGTTGATGATGATCACTTGGCCTTTGGTCTTGCTCGGCATCCGTTTCATATCGGGCCAAACATGGATGTCGAAGGGGTAATCCTCATCGATCATCTCTTGGTGCCAGGTCGACTTCATCGAGTTGACCGTGACCACGACCATGCAATCATTGTAGCCGGCCTCATACATGTTCCAGAAGTCGGCGAGCGTCGTCTTGGTCTTACCGAGCCCCTGCTCCAGGAAGAAGCCAAAGCCGAATCTAGGATGAGCCCCTAAAGGCGGGGTATTGCACCGGAATAACGTGTAAGCTTGAACACCGTAAGGCGTGGACTTCAATCGCCAATTAACAGTTTCAATCGCCTTGTTGCCGAGCTCCATTGCTTGTTCAACGGTCAACGCATCAGCAAAAACCTTGTCATCGAACGCCGGCTGTAAGTGCTCTCGTTTAAAGGTCTCCTTGTCCTCTTGGGTTATTGCTCGGGAACCTGCGTTGCCTTCTTTAAGCCAGTCCGGGGCGACAGTTACGGCTGTTTTGTTCATTCTTTCCTGTCCTTATAGTAGTCAGGTTTTCCCCCTTGAAGAACGTCTCCAGAAAAACGGTAGTCTCCTCCTGCCATTCTGTGTTCAACAATAGATGCTAGCATTATATCTCGGCTTTCTCTGTCTCTGTTCAGTGAAGACAAAGAATATCCAGTTTTGTTGGCCACAATGACAATTAAATCTTCATCACTGCCGACAGAATCTTTATGCTGATTTATTATCTCAGAGGCTATTTTTATTAACCTGTCTATTTCTTGTTCTCGATTCATCCTTCTCGCTCCTGATGTGCCCAAGGAACCTGATCATTGTTCATGAGGACAATCCGATTGACGATCAATTCAGCCGGCCAATTGGCACCACGAACCTTCACGATGTGGGCCGGGTGCTTGTTGTCGTCCAACCATGCCCGCATAACTTGAGTATGCTGAAGATGAGGATGGCAAAGGAACAAGCCGTGAATATCGTGCCCTTGGGTCTTTCGTCGGTAACCGATGATCTTCGCACAGGTTCCCCCGGCGTCCAGCTCATCACGCATAAAGGCCCATTGCGGCCGGGTGAGAGAGACCTTTTCCGTTCGGAAGTTGGTCTCAACCGTCATCCATTTGCATTCGGCCCAAATCCCAGCCGGTTTGGTTCGAACATAGATATCAACGACGCCGGTCTTCTCGCGATGGCTCGCCTTGAAGGCATGCATGCCTCGGTTCTTGAGAGCGTCGACCAATTCGGATTGGAAGGCGGTTTCACTCGTCGCCATAGACTAGATCCATGATGTTTAAAATTACAACCCGATCGGCATGCTCTTTTACGCCAAGAGCTTTGGCGATAAGTCTTTTTTGATTGTTCACCCACCCTAGGGTTGCGGGTTTATCAGAAAGCGTTGTGCTATTTCCCGTGATCTGTTCGAGACCACCCGGCAATCCGGGTCCGGCGTAATGGTAGGCAATAAGTTTACGGTAGGGCTTCATCCTACGATCTCTATGTATCGCTGCATGAACATATCGTAGACATGCTCTATCGGCCGGATGAAAAGCAAATCACCAAAGGGCTCAACGATATCCAGATCCCCCCAACTGTCGCCATGCTTGGGCATCAAATCCCGACGTTCGGTCGCCAGCATTCGGCGATCAATCTCCTTGATAACCGCGGGTTTCGGCATGATCAGCCGGAACTTGCCGGCGATGACTTGTTCAATTCTGGTTTCCAGTTCCCGGAAGCTGGGAATCATATCCTTTAGTTGTGTATGGACATCGGGAAGATAAGCTTCGGTCGCATCATGCAAGAGAGCCCAAAGACGGGTTTGTGGTTCGTTATGGTTCGGGTAGCAATGAACCAAGGCGTCATGGACATTAATGCTGTGTTGAGCAACCGAATAGATGTCTTGGACCCGGCCTAGGTGCTGCCCGTTGAACCGTGCTTTCCGACAAAGCGCCGTGGCGATGTCTTCGATGTCGATGGATCGAATGTCAGGATACCTGAAGTCTAGTCGTTTGCCTGTGTAAGTCAGCATCCAGGGTTCAATCATTTTTCTTCCTTTTTAAATACCAACCAAATAACAATTGTCCCTTCTCCCCCATCAATAGGAATAGATGTGACAAATTCCCAGCCAGCATTGATGTGGTGATCCAGTTCTTGTGCGGCCTCTGTTGTTGAATGAACCTTTTCAACTGTGTGAATAATCATGCTGCCGCTGCCAATACTTCTGGAGAATAGGAAGCTTCCGCCCAATTAGTCCCGAAACCCTCGTCCAGTTCCATGTTAGTGCGAAGCTTGAAACCATGCTGTTCCTTGGTGAAGGTCTTACAGATCTGTGTGATTTCAGCCGAGGCCTTCTCCCGGTGTGCCGGGTCCAAAAAGTTCACCAAGGCGTCATGCACGGAGATGCCAAACTCTCCGTAACCAGTCGATCGAAGATAGTCATCGGTCTCGATCATCTTCATCTTGATGATGTCGGCATTGCCGCCTTGGCAAATGGCGTTCATGCCCTTGTAGCCATCCTTCCGGCGTTCGCGGAACCGACGTCGTCTGCCGAGCAATGTCATCACATAGCCCCGCTCCAAAACCAATTCTTGAACACGGTCGGACATGGTCTCGGCTTCCGGGAACTCTTGGAAATAGCACCACTTATGGGCCTTGGCGTCCCCTACCGAGCACCGGAGTTTCTTAGCCAAATTCTTCACGCCGAGGCCATAGACGAGAGAGAAGTTCAGCTCTTTGCCCTTGTCTCGTTCGACGTTGAGAATATCCCCGACGATCTTATGGACGTCTGACCCCGGCTGGTTGATCCTTTCGATAAGGATTTTTGACTTCGAATAATGAGCGAATAATCTGTACTCACATTGTTCGTAGTCTTTTTCCTCCAGGATTCTGCCCTCGGGCGGGACGAACACACGCCGGAAGATTGGCCCTAGTTTCTTGTCTCGTTTGGTCACTTGCTGGAGGTTCGGATCCGAACAACTGAGCCGACCGGTCACCGTGCCGTAGTCGTCGGAAGCCAGTTGCCAAAAGTTCGGATGGATCAGGCCGTTATGAACGTGGCGTTCCTTCAGGGGAATGATGAAGCTGTCCTCAAGGTGGCCGATCTTCCGAACGTCGTTGATCAATTCACCCTCGGGAAATCCGGCTAGATAGTCTTTGTTGAAGCTCAGCTGACCGTTCGGGAAACGGCTCGAAGGTTTGGTTCGCTCAGGCACAGGAATGATGTCACTGTTCCACATCTCCAGGATCTTGGCTTCCCTCTCGGTCTTGGAGAGGCTCGGTGGAAGTTCGTCCGACTTCCCCTTAGTAGCGATCGACGCAATGTAGGGGCCAACTTCGGAAGGTGCTTTTGGATTGATCCCGCCAATCTTGTCGACGGCTTCCTTGCGCATGACCTTGACGCGAGAATGAAGCCGGTCGAGTTCGTCCTCTTGGATCGGGAAGCCTCGAAGCCGGGAACGATGAAGCACCGGTATCAGACCGCATTCGATATTCCAGACACGCCGAAGCTCTTGTTTGTCCAGCTCCTTTTGTTGCCAGTCCCAGAGCTGGAGTGTTGAGGTTCCATCGCCCTCGGCATACTCAACAGCCATAGGGTCTTCGCCCGACAGCTTATAGAAATTGGCCATCTGTTCACGGGTAGCCTTGCCGCCGAAACGCTCGGCCAGATACTCATACATTTGTTCGGCTTTTTTCGCCTGAACCTTAGCCCGAGCGCAGCATGCTTCGAGATTGTATTTCTTATTGTTTTCATCGATCAGGGGATCATTGAGCCCGGTGTCTTCGATCGCTCCGTTGATGGTGATACCGTCTTTGTGACTCATCCAGAGATCAAAAGCGGCGTTGTGCATCACAACTCGAAGATCTGATCGACAAAGAGTCCGGCGGATGAAATCAATAACCGGTCCCGGCTCCAGGTTACCCCCGCCTTCATGCCGGATTGGATAATACTTGCTCTCTTCGGGGCGCATGCCCCAGGTGATGACGTAGCCGATGGGATAATCTTTATGGATGTCGAGACCCGTGGTCTCCGTGTCGTAGGCGATGGTGTTGACCGTGCTGAGATCCGGAAACATTGACCTATCCGTGTGGGTTGAACCAGTGTTTTCTTAGGTCTTCAAGAAGGTCGGCATATGCTGTGTCGCTATCTTCTTTTCCTTCCTTACTCGCCCCTAAAACCGTTTACGAATGACCGGGTGATGGTTCCGAATTCATAGGCTTCTTTGTTCCAATCAAGACCCCCAACCACCCAATAGACCAAGGAGAAAAACACCACGATCCCGGCAATCCATCCAATTGTTTTGAACATCGCATCAAAGAACTCGTCTAAGACGATCCGCCACCATTTTTTATTCGTCGACATAATTGACCCACTCCATGCCGTATCGCTCCCGTCCAATCCGCCGGATAATGTTCATCATGCGCCCGGACATGAACATCAAAACACCTTCTTCGCCGTAGCGATCATCCATGTCCTTGATGAAATTGGCCTCGAACCCAAACGGGATCACATCAGGGTCGTTCTCTCGATGGTAGAAGAGATCCAGAAGAAAGGTCTCTTGATTAAGCAGCAACATTAAACGGCCTACGCGTTGTTGGGATGTAGTGGTGCTCGGCTGCCTTCCACCCAAGGAAGAAACAGAGACCGAGCACCAACAACAAAAGGATCAAGTCCCGTAGCAATCAGTACTCGTCAGGCTCATCCCGGTTGCCGGATGACGCCGACTTCCCGGTGTTCTGATCCTCGACGCCGGATTCCTCATCGTGCAAGGTGACATCGACGTCCTTGAACATCTCGTAGACCGCCTTGTTCTGCTCGTAAGCTTCCTTGGTAGGAACCAGGCCGGCACGGCTGAATTTCCAGAGGAACTTCTTGTTGTTCGGCCCCTCATCCGACCAGACCGTGGTGACGTTGAAGACCTGCGCAAAAGCGTCGTACTTGCACTGCTTGATCAAAGCGTTCAAATGCTTCGCCGCTCCGATCGCCGAGCGCTGGAGCTGGATCATAAAGGGACCGAACTCCGGGTGTGTTGGCGAGACGCAGATGTAACGGTACTGGAGATCGGCAGCCGGTCGGGAGTTGCCATCATCAGGGTCGTAAGTGCCCCAATTGGTCAAGCCGGACTCGGCAATGCTGCCCTTGGTGTCCCAGACAACCGATTTCGTGGCCTTGTTGATCTTGACCTCGAACTTGGTGTTGGAAGGTACCCAAACCTTACCGTCTTGCCGAGCGAGAATTCCACCGCCGTCATCGACATCGCGGAACAAGGTGTGTTGCTTCGGCAGGCAGATAACCGGGGTGACCTGAAAAAGTTCAGCCGGGATCTCATGTCCTTTGTCGTTACGACCAGGATTGGTCCTGACCTGCTTTTCGAGGATCGTATGGAGCAGGTTACCGGCCTGCCAACCATTGTCCTGAAGACCAGGCGTTGTTCCCTGAAGCAACTTCAGCCAAGGAAGCTGCATGTCCTCTTGGCCGATCTCCTCGGCGCCTGCGCCGCCTTCTTCCAAGAAGTCAGGCGCTTCCATGACTGCCGTCACAGGCTCCTCTTCAACAATCGCTAACTCTTGCTTCTTACGTGCCATCATCTAACCTTTCTTGGCGATTTTACGCCATGTCGTTGTGGTCTGGAGATAGGTGTTGAAAATATCATCCGGCAATGCCCTTCCCTCTTCCGCCAGATCCTTGGCGAGAGAAGACAAGGTTTGCGGGAAGATGTGTGGAACGACGATGTTCTCCAATCCATCGGTCGTTTCTTTGATCTCTTCGATGATATAAGCTGGATCAACTTGCTGCGTGGCATCATCAGCCAATTTGGACGCTAAATTTTTTCGCCCACCAAGTTCTAGAGCGTCAATAGCTGCGTTGTAATCCCCCATTTCAAGGGCTTTGATCGCAGTTTGATCAGCTTGGAGGTACGCGATCGCCCGCTCCTTGTCCTCCTTGAGCACAGAGCATTTCGTGCGGACCTGGGTTCCGACTTGCCGGCCGAAATCTAAAAGGGCGATGTGCGGTTGTCCGCTGTCTTCGAGAAGGGCTGGATAGTCATGCTCAATAAGCCGAGTATAGACGGCCTTGAGCTCCTTCATTTCCTGCTCGATGCTGTCGGCATCTTCAACGAACAGTTCTCGAAAGAGACAATAGCAACGGGCTAGAGCCGTGGCGTCGTCTTCTCGCTGACACCGTTCAATCTCAGCTTCGAGACCTCGTTTCAAGGATCGAATGCGCATCACCATCTGTTGATGAAGAGCGCGGGCGCCGTCTGCGAATGGGGGGATTTCTTTTTTGTCGTCAGTCTGTTCTGACATTGTGCAGCCTGTCTCCGTGATTGGTTATTGGACAGGCGAAACGTACTAATCCTATTGAACTCTGTCAAGTCCTATCTTTTAACAGAATGAATAAGACCAAAGATTGGGGCGAACCCCTTCGGGCGCATCGTCCCACATGTCCAAGTGAAGATACCGGCTGGCATGCTCATCGGTCTGATGAACACCCATACCGATCACGTCGAGATGATGAGCCACCTTCTGTAGCTCATGGGCATGGGGCCCGTAAACCTTCACGTCGACGGCCTCGGCACTGACATGGGAACCCGTCGTCCGACCTCCGGGTAAAATCTGTTGGTGCTGCGGTGTCCGGTAGCCGGAAGAAATAATCATCGGCCGGTTGTAACAAAGCCGAACCGCCAGAAGCCAGTTCATGAACGCTGGAACGATAACTAAGGAACCATCCCGGCTATCCGCCAGCTCATTGGGCAAGAACCAAGGCGCCCAATGCCAATCATTTTCAGGCACATCAGACCAATGAGCATAGGCTACAATCAAATCGGTTGCTCCTGGGTTTTCATTCTCTGCCGTTCGGTCCAGTCTTTCTCTTTTTCTTTCAGGCTCTCAGCATTGTTGTTGAACCGAGCCACCAATTCATCGTCAGTGATCTTACCTTGACGCCATAGCTCGATCAGTTCGGCACCGACAGCTGCAATTTGAACGACAGCCATAGCCGTGGTTGCAATAGTCACCTCGCTTCTCCCCGCTCGGCTAGGATCACAGCTAAGAGCGCTGCTTCCAGCGTGCCGAGATCAACACCCGAGGCAGCCGTGAAATCACTCGTGCAAACCGGGTTCAAGATCGGCAACGCCGTATTGATCGCCTGAACCTCGGCGTCTGTTGCAATGCCGAAGTCGTCGCGGTCATTGATCTTGCTGAAGATGGAGTTCCATCCCTCACAGACGATCAGTAAACGCTGACCCGGAGAGATGGGTTCACCCCCACCAAGACCATAGGAACAAGCAGCAATGCCAAGAAGGAGGAACGCGGTGAAGATGTGTCTCATCGGTGCCTCTGCAAGAGTTCAAGCTGCCGGCTAAGCGCTGACTCATCTTTTTCGAGTTGCATGAGAAGGGCTCGGGTATCTTGACTGCCCTCGCCACTGTCGATCCGAGACCGGACATCTAGGATCTGGCGGTTAACGTCTCGGTGCTCTTGACCTATGCGATCGATGCGCTCTTGTTTATCGGCCGCTAAGAGCTGGTCAAGCTGCCTCTTCAGCTCTTTTATGTTGTCATTGGTCCCGGTGATTTCTTCCTCAATCGGGACGATCCGAGCTTCAAGCTCCTCGACCGTGACGTAAGGAAGCCAACCACTTATCGCTGAAACCGCTGCAACCGTAATGACCACAGCACCCATGATGGCACTCCATCTATGGAGCATTTTCCAGGCATAAGGATGCGCTTCTACTGTAGAATTGTCCACCGACATTGCACGACCCTACTCCTCGATAGGTTTGTTTCGAGGTGCAAAGTACACCGTGACCCATCCGACCAGGGCACCGCCGCCCGCGACCAGGAGGACGTTCAAGGCCTCTCTTAGGCTCGTGACTTGGTCCGGCGCAAGCTCGGTACCGGACAGAATGGACATGAGTATGGGGATGAGTGCGACCAGAAAGCCCGAGACCGCCCCACCGATCCCCTTGCTTTGAGTTTCCCGTTGCATGACATTTCCCGGAATGTTCGTGTGTTAGAACCGTTAACGGAATGAGCGGCTAGTGCTGCGGTGTCACTTGCGGGTCTGTCTTTTGCGACTTCAAGGCATTGCAGCACCAACCACACAGACCATACGTGTTATCCCCTACACAAGAAAATAAAAAATCAACCGGATGACCCAGAGGATGACATACAGTCCCACTGCCGTGAGCAATAGCCCCCACATACATCCCCTGGGCACCTCTAAGCCGTCATCGTGCATTGGAGAACACGTCCGGTATTTCACATGAATTACTTGGGTGTTGTCAAGCTGTTGTAATGGCGGCAAAATTTCCGCATACGCGTGCAAAGTGAAGATCCGTTTTCAAATAGGGATCATTATTGTATACTAGACTTGAAATTTCTTCTTGACATCAACCCCTATTAAGTCCTATCAAGGTCTCAAGAACAAATGCACGGAGACGGATTGATGGAACTCTTAACCTTATTCCTCGGCGGCGGGCTGGTATGGATCGTTATATGGGTCCTTTATGTCCTGCTACAGACCATACTCTACGCTTTTTTAACATGCACCACGGGTTTTTCCGGTTTGTATATCGGATCCTGTGTCGACAGTTTCGACGTGTTTTACGTCGGCGACATCACCATGACATTCAGCGGCCTTGTTGCCTTCGGTTTGTTGGTTGCGACCTTTCAATTCGGCAGCCGATTTTTCCGTGAGGCGTCGGAAGCCTTTCCTCGGATCGTTAGGCCCTTTGGTGCTCGTTGATCATTGCATATGGCTGCCGGTCGTCGCACCCCCACAACTCGGACAATAAGGACTGTCCGACGACAGGTCCGCAAGACAGTAAGGGCAAGCATAGCCAGAGCCCGTAAGCCCGAGATACTCGGCGTACCCCATGATCGGTGCGTCTTCCGGGCCGTATTGAGCTTCGGGCATATTGTCGTTCATCATACCTTCGCCAGCCATCGATCCACCACCGTTCATCATTTGCCCTTGCTGTTCGGCAAGCGTCTCGGCGTCGGTCGCTGTCCCGTTCAGATGTCGGTAGATTCCCGTGGTCGGGAGGTAGTCCAATATACTCATAGGATTTTCAGCCCTTTAAGTATGATAAGTATACCAACCCCTATCATACCGTAGACAAGAAGCATACCCGGACTAATTGAGCTAGCTGCCGAGTGCAGGGCTGTCTCATGGGCGAGGTTCATGGCTTTCATGGCCATCTCATGCGAACGCTCGGCACTCTTCTCAGCCGACACCAAGGCCTTGTCGATCGCCCAACTGACCAGGCTGAAGAACATGAAACAGATCAGGAGAACGGTCCCGCAAATCCAGCCCCAAGGTCTTTCGTTCTTGACGATGACAACCTGCCTGGACTCCGGCTCCATGCGCGTGATGTCAGACTGAAATGTCTGCGGTCCTTGGGTAAGGCGTGCGAGTTCTTGTGAATTCATTTCTTTTCCACGATGTCTAAGCCGTGAACACAAAGAAGTTTGTAAAGGAAATTCAAATCAACAAAGCCTTCAGAATTAATAGTTAATTCAATGTCTATTTGATCTAGTTTCTTTTCAAACGGTTTCCTTCTGTCTAAGGATTTTTTCTTTTTGTGTCGATCTACGAAGCTATTCATTTCTTGTCTTTCTGGTCGGCAGCCATTGCAAACACCCGGCCGCATGTTGAAAAGAATGCGAGGCCGAACAACGCGGCTGTCATAAGCTGGTCATTGTCTGTCGGTTGAAACTTCTCGCCTTCCGCCAGCATAATAAGAACGCCGATGAACATCGCCCCGGCTATGCTTGCCGTGATCGGTTCGGCCTTGAAGAAGGTCACCGTTCCATGGATCAACCACACGCCCGAGCAAAGAATGACCACGACCAAGGCATAGGACAGGTATACCCATTCATTGTTCGGATCCCCAACCCACGAGATAAAACCCCCGTTGAACGGGTTCGCATACATGAAGGGTGCTATGCCTCGGAAACTGGCAACGCCCGCTATTTGAAAGGGGCCGGTAGCCATCAATTCATACTCACATCTTCAATGACTGTTTCTCCGGGCATCTCGACCCGGTTCCTTTTCCGTCTCTGCACATAACCAGCGCCGAAACGATGGGCCATGTTTGCCCGCAACTTGAACAGGTTCCTCTCGTCCGGCTTCCCGAATTTTTTGAACGGGTTCTCCGGTGTTTTGACAATGATCGCCTTTTCCATATCCGATCCGCACTTAACATAAAGCCGGAAATTCGGAAGCGTTTTGATCTCATCGTAGGTTCGATCGAGCTCCGGGGAGATATGCGAGACGCCCTTACCGACCATGGTTCCGCATACCTTCGTCGCGGTGCAGGTGAGGACAGCATCCCCCATCTCGGTCCCAATATGGCCGAACCTCGTGGTCGCAAGGTTAATCGAGAGACCGAACTTTCTATTCTCATCCAGCATACGGGCGAGAAGAGCACAATTCCCTTTGTTCAAAGAATTCTGAAACTCATCTTCATAGAGCCGGATCGGAACACCCTTACCCCGGACACGTTCCTGCACCACGCGATTGACCACGGTCTTAACGAACTTGCCGATCAACCGGCAGCCGTTCTCGCCTAGGTGTTTCTTCCTTGTGGCGACCAGGATAACCGAGCCCGCTTCAATGACTTTAGCGAGGCTCATCGTCGGCTCTTTATTGATGAACAGCTTTGCAAGGATCGGATCGTTCAGGAACCCATGCACCCGCATGCGGACATATTTCACCGTCTCTCGGAAGCCGGCCGGACGTTTCTGTGTTCCGATGACATCCTCAACGAAGAACCGATACACATCGTCCTCGGGGTCCATGCCGAGTCCATCCATGAACTCAACCGGTGACTTAAGTAGCTCCATCAGATCACGAAGCGTTCGGTTCTCGACATGCATGAGAACCTGTGCGCAATAGCCGAACAGCGTCATCATCGGCGCCGTTAGTTCCTGGTCGATCAACCCCGCACAGACATCCTTGAATGAATTAATCATATAGGACGCCGCGAGATCTCCTTTCCGCTGCTCACCGGTTTCGAACAGCGATAGTCTCGGCATGCTGTCCGGGTCGCCGGGATCAATAAGAAAGACGTTCGGCTGGTCGTGAACGTTCGTGAATTTAAGGAATTCATCGATACCATCGACCGGGTCGATGTAGATGAGCGTTAGTTTCTCATCGAGGGCACGCGGTAACTCCTCGGCCATCAGCCCATAAAGAAAACTCGACTTACCGCAACCGGAACGACCAACACATAAGAGATGCTGGTTCCGTACCTCATCACTCATCCGGCCGACAGGCGATCGCCAATACTCGAACTTATCCATCAACCATTCTTTAACGAAGTCGTCGATGGTTCGTTTGCCGCGCTTCAGTTCCCAGCCAGCCTTACATATGTCAGTGAATGTGCTCATGTGTCAGTGAATGTGCTTATGTGTCCTTTATGTGCTTTGCAAATCCGCCGGGGCCAAGCATCCCGTCGTGATATTTAAACCCATGTAGATCGTAGTTATCCTTCACCGCTTGTTGGTCCAATGCATGTTCCTTGACCGCTTTTCCAACGTCCGGTTCCCATCCATCGGGTCGTCCGGGATGGTACGCCTGCGATGACAGCATTCCTCCTTGGTGTAGTTCCTGGAAAATACTCTCACCGTCGTCCAGCATCATTGACCGATACTCCAACGATCACCGTTGACCTTTCGCCAGATGCCATCAAACGCCCTTTCTTTAACATCAGAAAGCGTCGCAATTCTGAACGCAGGAGCAACAGGTTTATCCTTCACCCATGAACTCACTAATTTCATGCGATCTTCGGAACGCCTTTCATCCGCCCCATCAAGGATCACATAAAGAAGGACAGGTTTTCCCCAATTAAAACGACGGGTTTGCTGCACGAAAAGGGCGCTGTAATTGATGAACTTTTTCAGGATGATTTGCGGGGCTCTATTCGTCCTTTCCAACTCTATATAGAATGTGAAATCCAGACCCAATTTTTTCGCTCGCGTGTGTGCGATTAAATCAGCCCGTAATTCATTGTCCGTATTATAGAGTTCCGTGGTCGCGACCCGGTGCTTCCCTTCTATCTCTGTCGTAACGAAGTCGGGAACCGTGTCCAGGATCTCGTAGCTCGGTGACCGGCGCGCAGCCATCGATAATCCGAGGATGATATCCACAATGCCGAGGTGATGGGGCATCTGAGAATGATTCAATACCTTCCCCCTCCAGCTACGGGTTAGGAGATACGTGGGGTCCACTACAACCCTATCGAGTATACACCTCTCTGCTCCCGCTGTCGTTAGGGAATAGATCGGTTTCGATCCACCGGAGAACACGGAGTCCGGCTTAGTCTGTCTGCCGGACCATACGAACCAGGAGACCAGCCGGCGTTCCCGTAGAGCGGAGAGATAGCGCTGCACATTCCGCTCGGATTGGCTCATGTAGGTCATGAGTGTCTCGACCGAAGCAAAGCGGAGAACGGCAAGGGCCTCAAGAGTCTGCCGTAAACGTGGCGTGACCGTATCGGGCAAGCGCTCGGAAGCCGGAAGCTTGCCAAAACGACGTCCTGATAACTGTCGGTCGAGGTGTCGATCCGCTCGACAAAATAATTCCTGAATATCCACTCATTTGTCTCCAAAAGGTTTGCCGGCTGTCCTTTTATCTTCGATACAAAGCTTTTTCCGGCTCCCAGACCCTCGGTTTTTACGCCGTTGAGAGCATGCTATCTCCGTCCCTTTTAAAGAGTTCCGCTGCCCTGCACTTCGTGCATACCTCCGGGTAGGTGCCGGTAGCGAGTAGACCCTTGCGCCCGCATTGCGCACAGCTCTCGACCAAGGGTGTGTAGCTATGGTCCTCGGGCTCCGGGTACGGGAAATCCTCGGTCGGTCCCTGCACTGGTTCCGGGGGATCATTCAGCATTTCGAGGAGAGCCCACACCATCAGTTCACCCGTTCCCATTCATCCTGGAAACAATCGTCAGCCGGACATATATGTTTCACTTCGTTCGGTTTCGTATCGAACCCCGGCCGCTCCTCCGTTAGGTCAAGCATGTCCCGTGTCCGGCATTCGTGCCCGCATGATCTACAGCGCCAAAGGAACTTGGACCGGAAATCTTTTTCGGGGTGATCGACCAAATGATCGGGATAGGAGATCATTCCGATGGGTTTCAACTCAACATGCTCCCGCTGCTTTTCTCGGTGATATGCGGCGTGATGTTATCGTTACTGACCCAGTCGGGCTTGTGTGCCATCCAGTTGTCAACGTCGTCATATTTATCCTGCAACATGCTCCTGGTTCCCGACGAAAGGTCGCTCTCACTTATTCCTTTCTCGCTTAGGATGCTATCGACCTGATCTTTAACTTTCTTCGTTACCGGGTGCATAACGTCTCCTAATTCACGGCGTTCTTCGACTGACAATCCGAACATTCATAACCGTCGACATGGTTGCCGGTAGCCGGGGGCTTATTCTCCCCGCACGAAGTGCAGCCGTTATCCTCGTCATCATCCAGCATGAATTCCGGGGGTATTTCATCCCGAGCCATGCGTTCCGGTTCAGCATCACTGAATGTCCGGTCACTGAGCATACTCATTGCTCTTCACTCCCGGCTGTTGGCCATGTGCTGTAGTCCTTATCGAAGTTGATCTCCCTTGTTTCATCAGCCCAATCCTTCACGGAAGCAGCACCATCAAGCATGCTTGAACTAACAGCCGATGCCCCGCCCATGAGAGCGCCGCCGGCCAACATCGATGTACCGACCACTGTGTTCGCTGCTTCACCTGTGTATTCAATGCCGTCTTCAATCCCACCAAAGATGTGGTTTGCTGTTCGGGTATAGGGTCCGGGTGTCTTCCGGCCCCAGAGGTGATGCTTCTTCATTCAAATGTGCGCGCACATCGCAATCGAATGGAGAATGGTCCCTATAAGGATGACGAACTCTCCGATTGCTCGAAGCCAAGACGGCTGCTTGTTGAGCCAACGTTTGAACCGGCCGTCTTTCTTTTGCCAATGCCGATCTGATTTCTTGAGTGTCATCTCAACCCCAATTTTTTCTGTCGCCAACGAAGGACCCAAACCACGGGATGCAAACCCCATTGCCGATAGGCTCGCCAGTTATGCCCCGGCTTGTCTCTTTTCTTGATGTTGCATTCAGAACAGAGGATCTGAGTGTTCCAATAGAAATATTGAAGCCACCGATAATGCTTCCGAGGGTAAACATGATCGGTATGACGGTGCTTTCCCTCGCAGATATCTCCGCACCGTTCGCACCGGCATTGACCCTTAGGAAGTCCATAGCGTTTTCGGTTCTCTTCCCGTCGAAACTCTCGGATCTTTTCCCAGCGCTTGTTCCCCCAATACCAACTCGGCTTGGCTTTCTTTTTCCTCTTGAACGAAAACCAAGATGATTTACGCCGACGACCCCTTTTCTTTTTCGGCCTGCGCAACCGATCGTGACTGGGAAAC